TCATGGCGTCGCCTCGAGGATGTGAAAGCGCTTCTTGCTAATGCCGGCGAAGCGCCATCCGGCGAGATAGAAGCAGTGGCCCCAGGTCGGACGGCCGGTACGAATGGTCGGCTTCACCAGCATCGGGTCTACAAAGGTGAACAGCCTTTCGCCGGGCCACCGGTCCCACACGATCGCCATGGCGCTGCGGAGCAGGTCGCTCGCCAGTTCGCCTTGCTCGCGGCGATAGACCGTGCATTCCACGCCTGTCTGTCCATCGTCACGGATGGCCTTGCGCCAAGCGCACACGGAAGCCGCATCAGCTCGGATTAAGACCAGCTTGAAGCCCGGGCCGACAATCAGCTTCGTCCGTCGCGCGCGTCGGCGCAGAAGATTGCGTTGCGCGCTGTAGTGGCGCTCGAACATCGCGCGGGCGCTGGCGTCCCCGTCGCGCACTTCGATCCAGCCTTCGCCGATCAGGAAGGGCTGCGTCATTCTGCGGCCTCCCGGAACAGCGGCCCTGCAAGACCGGCTAGCCAGTCGTAATCCTCGTAGATCGTGCCGTGCCGAAGGCGGTCGATGACCTCGGTCAAGGTCGTCTCGCCAATGGCGCGGGCGATGGAGGCGTGCGCGTTCATGGCTTGGGCTCCGATAGGGCGGCGCGGGCACGGCGCTGATCGCCAACCGTGAATTTGGCCGCGCTGCCGTAGTAGCGCGCATCCCAGTGGCCCATTTCGACAAAGACGGGCCGGTGATCATCAGGAACGCCGTCGCCCCACTCTGCGGCCTCCGCCGCGAACGGCTTCAGCGCCTCCCGCAACCGTACGATCTCCGCCTCGGCTTCGGCCAACTCCTTGCCCAAGTCCAAGATGCGGTCGAAATTATCGGTTGCCGTCGTGTCCCGCTCATTCTCCGCCGCCGCGAGCTTGGCTTCGGCCTCTTGGCGGGCGGTGCGCTCGGCTTTCCACCCACTGATCATGTCCGCCACGGTCGGCGGGTGGCCAATTCGCTCTTCCTCCACTTCGAGCATGGCGACGTAATCGCCCAGCAGGTCACTCATGCTGGCCTCCCTCGGCTTGGGAGAGGGCGGCGCGGACGGCAAGCATGGCGTCGGCCTGCGCATATGCCCATCTCGCCTTTAGCGCAGTGACCTCCGTGCGATCGGCCCAATCAAACGGCCCATAATCTGCAGGAGGTATCCACACGCCGATACCGGCCAGCGCCTGCCCAGCAAACCAATCGCGCAGGCTCATGCCGTGATGGTCGACCGTATGCTCAGTTGCGGCCAACGGAAACGCGGAGCCGCCATCATCGATCTGTTCGGCCATGATCAGCGATCTCCCGGAAAGTCGAAGCTCGCTTCCGCAGCCGCATCTTCGGCCTCGACCACTTCGTCGACGGCCGCATCGGCGATTTCATCGAAGCCGGCGAACCATGCGGCGACGATCTCGCGACCGGCGGCCATGATGTCGTCGGGAACCTCGCTGCGCTCCTTGCCGGACTGCGCATCGGCGCGGCCGCGATCCATGGCGGCGGCTGCGGTCACGCTCTCTTTCGGCTGTGTCTTGGCGGGGGCGGCCGAGGCGCGGCGCTGGGGGGCTTTCGCGCCGGCCTCGGCCTTCTCCGGCACTGCCTGGGAGGCGGCTGCGGCGGATTGCTGTTCGTCTTCGATGACCACGCCATCGGCGTCGTGGGCGGTCGGCTTTTTATCGACCTTGCCGGCATTGGCGAGCTTGTCGAGACCTTCGGCGAGGTTCTTCGGCTTCTCGCCGGGAGCCGGCTGCTTCGGGAACATCTCCTCGGCCGTGGCCTCGCCGCTCTTCAGCGCCGAGTGCATGCCCATCAACGTGGTCATGTGTTCCAGCGTCAGATCGTCGATGCCGCCGATCCCGAGCGCGGCGAACACCTGCTCCGGCGTCGCGCCGAACGCTGCGAATGCCTTCATCGCGCGGTCGCGCCGCTCGGCAAGCGTCTTCACGTCCCCGGCGATCACCTGCTCGACAGCGGCATAAGCCTTGCGCCAGACCGCCTTGGGGACGGCGCCGAGGATCGCATTGCGCTTGGCGATCGAGCACGCGGCGTTGCCTGTGACGACGATCATGTCGTCGTTGAGCAGCTTGCCGTGCTTGTCCGATATCCGGCGCCGCACGCGGGCCGTCGTCGCCGCGTTGGTCTCCAGGTCATGGAAGACGCCTTCGGCCTCGACATACTTCTCGATCCGGTCGACGTGAACCACGCGGGCGCCGACGCGGCAATTGCCCCACTGGCTCGCGATGATCTCGGCAAGACGGACGCTCGGACCCTTGATCGGCTTCCCGCCGCGCGGCAGCGCATAGATGCACTCCTCCGCACTGTCATCGTCGATCGTCGCGAGGCTCATGATGTTCTGCACCGCGCGGGTGACGCTGCGAGGATAGGCATGCGCCGTGGTGATCTGCTGATCGACTTCGGCACGGGCGAGGCTCACCGCCAGGCTCTGGTTACCGGCCGCATAGCCAGCCGGCAGGCCGGACGCGACGTCGCCGACTTCGTTGATGGTTTCGATCGCCTGTCCGGCCATGTCGTTGTGCTCCTGAGAGTGAAGGGGGAAGCCTGCCGGCGCCTCAGCGACGCTTGGCCTTGAAATCCTGGAAGAACTCGACACCGGCGATCGCGCGCGAGCCCTTGTGGATGCGCATGTGCTGGCGCAGCGCCTTCTCGACCGCCTCGGCGGGGATAAAGGGCCGCAGCGCATTCAGATCCACCGCGTCCGGATCGACGATGCGAAACGCCCATTCGGCCTTGGCGCCGTCGAGGGTCACCGGGGCAACTTCGAGGCGCTCGGCGCGCTCCGCTGCGGCTTCGGCCTTGTCTTCGGCCTTGGCGGCGGCGACCGGGCGGGCCGCTGCCGCCTGACGCTCGGCGATCTCACGCTGGCGCTGCTCTTCCTCGCGCAGCTTACGGAGTGCTTCCTCGCGCCGGCGGCGCTCTTCGGCGGCCAACTCGCGGGCGCGGTCATCCTCGACGCCGACGAAGAACTTGCGCATCTTCTCGGACCGCTCCAGCAACGGCCGGAAAAAGTCGTCGACCGTGCGACCGGCCTGAAGGTGAGGATCCTTCTCGTCCGTCCGGATCGTGTCGACCTGCTTGAAGAAGGCCGCCGCATCCTTGCGAATCTTGGCGACCGCCTCGCCGGTTGCCTCGTCGATGATCTTGCGCGGCGCTTCGTTGGCGCGGGCCGCAAGACGCTCGACCTCGGCAAAGAGCTCGGCATGATCGAGCGCCAACCGATCGGCGAGCGGGGGATTGTTCGCGCCAGCATGTTCGCGCGGGTTCGAGGCAAGCACTGCGGACATCAGAATTCTCCCTGGTATGCGGCGACCGAATGGATCGGCGCGGCCTTGATGCGGATGGATCGGTAGGAGGAGGGCGCCACCGCATAGGCGTCGCGGTGAACGGTCTTGGCGGTGATGACGCGGCCGTCGGCGAGGCGCGCGGCGGCGGCCGTACCGAGCTTGGAAATGAATTCGGCCTTGATCTCTTTCAGGCGGCGATCGGCGGCGCTCTTCTCGCCGACAAGACGTTCATGCTCGTCGACCAGCACAGGCAGCGCGTTGTCGCCGGAAAGATCGATCGTCTGGCCATCGTCCTGGCCGAACATTGCGGCGAGCGCCTCGCCGTCGCGGGCGAAGTCGGGATCGGGCGCGGTGCCTGCCTCGACCATGCGCCAGAACCGGGCGGCGGCGTCATAGACGCGCTGAACCACCCCGGTATGGATCGGGACATCGACGACGTAGAGATCCAGATCGAAGCCGACTAAGGCTCCGACAGCGGCCCATGATGCGCCGCTGAAATAGCCGTCAAGGATGGCCTGGACGCTCACCCAAAGGGGCGGGATGACGTCTCTCGTGTCCGGGTCAAGCCACTGATCGCGGAAGATGTGCGGATAGACCGTCTTGATCTGCAGGACCCCGGTGCCGGGGCGCTGCGGGTCAACCACGAACGCGTCTGGCGTCGATGATAGCCGGGCCATCCGATCGACGAACATCTTCCCGCCTGGCATCGGATTGCTGATAACGTTCCATAGCGGGTTCGCGCGGCGGACGCGGTTAAGGGCGACCTCTTCAAGATCTCGTCCGCGCTCCATCGCCGGATTGTCGCTCTGGTCATCCGCAATCGTGCCGCTCTTGAGGCCGTAAAGCTGGAACGGCGTGTAGTAGGAGTGGACGCCGAGCAGACCACCTGCAGCGCTGGCACCGATATTCGGCCGGCGCGCGGCAAGCCACGCATCGCGGCTCTTCGGCTTGACGATCTCGACGGAGGCGGGAACGCGGAACCTCATGACCGCCTCCCGCCGAGATCTTCCACGACATCGGCCGCAACCGGGCCGATGCGACGGAACGGATAGACGGGATCGGCCTCGTCTTCGTCCTCGATGATCTCGCTGGTCGGCTCGTCTTCGGCGCGCGCGGCGGTGAAATCGCCATGGATGCGGAGCACGATGGCGAGGGCGAGGGCGCAGAGCGAACCGAAGATGACCAGGGTTATGAGGGTATCGCCAGTCATGGTCACGCCCGTTTCCGCTTGTCGTCGGAGCGCTTGCTGCCACGATCGGAGATATTGGCTTGGAAGAAGCGCGCCTTGATGTTCTGGAGGTCGGCCTCAGTCAGGTGCTTGTCGACGACCTGCGATCCCTTGATCGACTTGCCGACAGCCTCAAAGAAGCCGCCAGCCTTGATGCACTCGGCGCCAGTACAGTCGCGAAGCGCCTTGCCGTTGGGCAGCACAAGATCGAGCAAAATGACGCTGCGGATGTTGGCCCGCACCTCGGCGATGACGGCGGCTGTGCGGGCGGCCGTCTCCTCCCTGTTCCTCCGTACCAGAGCAATGGCAACAGGCTCGCCGCGCGGACGGCTCAGGCGCTCAACCTTGTCCTGCGACACGCCCGTGCGTCCGAATGCGACACTGTCAGGCACTTCGGTATGGACGGTGTGGACGGCCGCCATGCGCTCGAAATAGTCGACGGCAAGAAGATCGAGATAGGCCGGGTCGGCCTTCATCTTGGCCACGAAAGCGTCCTGCGCTTCCTTGCGAGATCCGGCCGCGATCTCCATCATCGTGGCGCGGAACACATCAAAAAGCGGCTTCGTCATAGCAGTGCCTCCATGCCTTTAGTTTCAAGTTCTCGGACGAGCGTGAGTGCGGCGCGAGCCAGCGCGCGTCGGTCATTTTCGCGAGCGCGGTGCTGCTGATATCGGGCGGGGTCGGCTTCGCGGTAGATCGCGATCTTTTGGCGATCGCGGCGCTTTTGCGCATGATATTGGCAGTCGTCAGAGCAGTATTTGGCAGTCGCGATGCGGCTGGGCGAAATGATCTCGCCGCACTCTTTGCAAGGTCGACGAACTGCTACTTTGCGCGCCTCACGGACGCTCCGTTCACGGGCGTTCGTCGTTGCTCTCATGCATGCATGAGAGCAAAACTTCGCAGCGCAGCCACGATCGACCACGGGGCGCCCGCAGCCCTTGCAGGACAAGGTCAGATGCGTCGCAGACCGTGGCAAAGCTCGCCTTGCATAGCGAGCCCGGGTTCGGCACTCAGGGCCGCAGGTCGTGCACTGCATATCACGATGCTCGATCCCAACCCCGCAGATGACGCACGACCGCATCACGCCACCCTCGCCATTTCATCCGGCCGGAGCGCGCTGTCTCGCCTGAAGCCGCACGCCTCCCATTTCGCCAGCATCGCCGCGGCATAGGCGCGGTGTTCGGCGCTGATCTCGCCAGCAGGCTGGCCATCCAGGTCGACCCGGTGCGTTCCGGTCACGACGGCAAGGAAATAGGTCGGGCCGAGCGTGTAGTCCTTCAGGAAGAGCGCGATATGGCCGCGCATCATCTCCGGCATGGCAGCCGCGATATCGTCGGCAATGCCGATCTTCAGCGGCAGCTTCGGCGCCCCGTGCGGAACGATGGCGGCTGGAAAGCGCTCGATCAGGATGGCGCGTGTCTTGTTGGCGTAGCGGCGCAGATGTCGCGCCGGCTTCCAGAGCGGCTTGGTCTTCATGCCGAAATTCTCCAGGAAATGTCGGGGGCGAAGTTCTCGACCTCGTCGATCGGCACGACCTCGATCCGCGTGAACCGGCGCTGATAGCGAAGCGCAATGCGGGCCTGACGAAGGTCGACTAGACGGTCTGGGCTGTAGGCGAAATGTCCGGCGCGGCCGAGCTGCCGCTCGCAATCGATCCGCGCTTCGCAGCGCTGCAGACGGTCTGCGATCGAGACGGGAACCGGGCCGTAGAGATCGGGATAGAGCGCGCGCTCGATCCGCTTCGGCTGCGCCAGCAGGCGGCGGGCGCCTGCCTTGAACACCTGGCACCACGATTGGTGGGCGCGGGAGGCCAGCGCTCTTTCGAGATCGACCTGCGGTAGGCTGAGAAGGTTGCGGGGGAGAGCGGTCATGATCAGACCACCTTCTGCGCAGCTTCGGCCTCCGCCATGCGGCGCATGTCGGCCAGAGCCTCATCATTGGTCTCGTAGAACCGCGTCGGGCTTACAGGCAGGTCAGGGTTGCTGGCCCGATAGATCAGTTGGGCGGCAAGGGCCGTGCCGTGGAACCGCTCCAGCGCATATCCGGCTTCGCCGGCCAGATGCACGACCCATCCTGCCCGGCAGTGCGTCGTGTTGCAGGTATGCCAACTACCCATATCGAGCGCATTGGGTTGCGAGACGGCCTCCAGAACGCGAGCATGGATGTTTTCGATCGCCGGGATGACAGGCGGCGCAAAATCGCTGGACTTGCCTTTCTTGCCCGAGCAGACCGAGCAGCCCGAGCAGTCCGAGCAGCGCGAGCAGTACGAGCAGTCCGAGCAGTCCGAGCAGTCCGAGCAGTCCGAGCAGTCCGAGCAGCGCGAGCAGTACGAGCAGTCCGAGCAGTCCGAGCAGTCCGAGCAGTCCGAGCAGCGCGAGCAGTACGAGCAGTCCGAGCAGTCCGAGCAGCGCGAGCAGTCCGAGCAGTCCGAGCAGCGCGAGCAGTACGAGCAGTCCGAGCAGTCCGAGCAGCCCGAGCAGTACGAGCAGTTGGTGCAATCGCGACAGTTCTTCAGGCTATCGAGTGCGGCCTGCGCTGCCTCACGGCTGCCAAACCATGAGATCGAACAGCGGTTGCCATTCGCGTCGGTAAGCCAATCAGTTTCGGGGGAGTTGGTCATTCGAGGCTCCATCGCGCCGGTGGGCGGCTGATGGAAAATATGTTGCATGAAACACAACTATCCGTCAAGTCGAAAGTTGCATGAAAAACAACGCAGTGCTACTTGAGTGACGAAACCAACGCCGGAGATAGCCATGGGCATGATGGTGAAGATCGCGGAAATCGCCGTCGGCGAGCGCCACCGCAAGGATATGGGGGACCTGAAAGCGCTGGCTGAAAACATTCGGGAACAGGGTCTCTTGCAGCCGATCGGCATCACGGAGGACAAGGTTCTCGTCTTCGGCGAGCGCCGCATGCGCGCTTGTGAGGCCTATCTGAAATGGAATGAGATCGACTGCCGGATCGTCAATGTCACCAGCATCCTCGAAGGCGAATATGCCGAAAACGAGATGCGGCGGGCGTTCACGCCGAGCGAGCGGATAGCGATTGCCGAGGCGGTTGAGCGCAAGCTTGGTGAGCGCCGCGGGCGACCTAGGCCAGCAATTTCAAAACTGCAAGGGAAAGAAAATGTGCCCAATCGGGCACAATTTCCAACCGGCACCAAGTCTCGAGATATCGCTGCAAAGGCCGCGGGCTTTTCATCGCACCAGCAAATGGAGCGTACCGCCAAGGTCGTGCAATTCGGCGCCCCCAAAGTCGTCGAGAAGATGGATGCCGGTGAGATCTCGATCTCAAAGGCTGCCGAACTGGTCAACCTCCCGGCCAGAGAACAGGTCGCGGCGGTCACCGGCCCCACCGAAGCCGATGCTGCAGAGAAGCGTGAAGAGGCCACGCGCCAGCTCATTGCCGACACCGAGCACTCCGTCGCCGTTTACGGAAGCAGCGCCTACACCGACTATGTCCTGAAACATGGAAGGCGGCCGGATAGGGAGACGGCCGCCACCATCGGCGCGCTGCTCGGCGGCCAGGTGCGCGCCGACGACGGATCGATGCAGCCTCCTAAGAGCGCAAGTCAGAAAGCTGCGGAGAGAGATGAACGGGACGGGCGGAAGGAACGGAGCCTCATCGCCGGGGAGTGCAGCCGCGCGACCTATGCCATCGCTAATCTTGGAGCGAACAAGCTCTCGCCTGCGGAAGTCGCCCGAAATATCGATCGGTGGCAGGCTCCAACCATCCTGGCTAACCTCGAAAATGCTGTAGATTGGCTGAATCGCTTTGCAAAGGAGTGGCGCGTCCATGTCAAATAGCTCGACACTGAGCAGTCTTCGCAATGCTCTCGAAAAGATCATGATGGAAATAGGGGCAAAGGTCGACGGAGAAGTCTCCAATGCCGATGCAATCGCTGGGCTGAAAGCCCGTAATGCAGACGACATCAAGGCGCTCGCTCCGCAGTTGATCAATATCGCACTGATCAAGCTCGCGAACGAGGTTGGCGGCCGCAAACGGCGCGCGACGATGACGACAAGCGGCCCCGATCTATTCGGCGCCTATCCGGGCGTGCCCAAGATGATCTCTATTGCCAGAGGCAAAAAGCGGAACACGCTCAAGTCGTCGTTCCGGGAGGCTGATCTTTGGCTCATCGCACACGAGGCCAAGGTGATACCGGACGGGACAGTGAAAAACGAAGGTTTCCGGAAGTTCCTCGACGATCATCGCCCCTACATGAAGAACATCGACGACACGCTGGAAGATGCGGTAGCCGCGAAGCTCGCAGAAGAGAGCGGGAACCGAAAGGAGACCGGATCTTGATGAACAACGCTGAGCGCCACAACGCCGTCGTTGGATGGGTCATGGACCAGCTTCAGGCTGGGCAGGAAATCGATATTGGCGAGATGTCCAGCCGTTTCCCGGACATCACGAGCGACCAGATCGACGCGATCATGATCGACGTGCGTGATCGGCTCGCCGAATGGATTGCGATCGAACGGGACGAGGTGAAGAAACTCGAGCGGATCAAGACGCTGATGGCCGGAGAACATGAGGATGCTACCGTCGGCGAGGTCGCGGCCCGTAAGGCCAGGCTTGGCGACTCCCTCGCGATCGAGCTTCTTCGGCAATTCGAGGCTGAGCGGTAGACATGGCCCCGCGTCCCAAGTCTCCCCGCGAGCGCGCTGCCCGCGCGCTATGCCTCCGCGCCGGCAATCCGGAAGACACTCGCTTCGAGGGTCGCCCGATGTGGATGAGCTACCTCGACGAGGTTGATGCCGTTCTCGAAGCTGCGCTGACGGCGGAGGAATGGGCGCAGATCAAGGCTTTAGGGCCGGAGTGAGAATCTGAGCCCTCACGATGCGCGGCGGATCGGGAATGCGGTCTCGATCACACGGATCATGCGCTCCCGCTCTTCATCAGAGCGATCCCTGAACAATCGCGCGAGCCAGTCATCATCGGGGTGCCGAAAAAGAGCGGCTGGCTCTGGCGGGTCTCCGGCCTGTAGAAACTCGGCAAGCGGCTGCAGGTACTTCTCGCTCGGAATGACGCCATCAAACCAACGAGACACGAGCCCTTTGTCTGCTCCCGTGCCGCGCACGATATCGGCCTGTTTCTTACCGCGTCGCTCCGCCCACTCGACAATGTAATGGGTGCGAGGCGGCGTTTTGTCGGTGTGAATGCGAGTTGTTGTTGCCATGCGCAACTCTATGCGCGGTGCGGCGTAGCCGTCGTCATCGTCAAATGCAAACCTGCCCGTTGACGACGAGTTGTGTTTCATGCAACATCTGTCGTCATGACCGACATCAATCTCGCCTCTCTTCTCGCCCCGCGCGGGCTTCGGTTGATCGACGTGGCTCGAGCCGTATCGGTCAACAAGGCCACTGTGACCCGATGGGCACAAAAGCACGTGCCGGCTGAACGCGTCCTTGAAGTGGAGCGGATCACCGGGATCTCCCGCCACGACCTTCGCCCGGACCTCTACCCGCGCGAGGAGCGCGCCGCATCATGACCCTCGGCCCCGTTACCCTTCTCCTGTCGCTGCCCAATGGCGGTGCGCTCTACCAGGAGATGCTCCGTATCCGGCAATCGAACATGGTCGGCGAGACACCCATCAATAGCGGTGCCGCGCTGCGGCGCATCGGACCGATGATCCGCGCCGAGTGGGCATCGCTTGGTGGACCGCATGACGAAAACGGCCGGCCCATCCGCAACACGATCCACCGGAAGCATTACGCGGAAGTCTTCCGCTACGCACGACGCCACGGCATTCGCATTCGCGGCAATGCGCTGATGGCGTTCGGTCTGGCTGGCGCGAACGCCGGGCAGCGCGCCTTGATGTTCCTTGCGGATCTGCGGCGATGATCGCTTATTCGTCCTCCTTGCTGGCCTGCCTGCGCTTGGCGGCCGCGACGAGATCGCCGAGGATTTCCCCGATTGACCCGCTTTGGCCGCCATACTGTCGGTCAATCCATTCGCGGATGATTGCGGTCTGCTCATCGTTTCCGGCGACACGGTTGCCGACGAGCATGTGGACCTCTTCCAGAAAGTCGTCATCCGCAATTTCGCGGCGACGCAGCGCGGCGACAACAGCGAAGACGATGAGTTCGAGAACGATGAGCCGGTCTTCGGCTTCCTTCGTTTCCATGTCGGTCGACCTCCATCCGATCGGTGTGGATCGCGGCGGCGCCATGCCAGTGGCCCGCCGCACATATTCAGCATGGCGGTTTCGTCGCTCGGCATCAATGAGGCCAGCATCATGACCCTCTGGCTTTCAACGACCTTCTGGCTGTCCGTCACCCTCAAGGCCGCCGCGCTCTTCACCCTGACCTGCCTCTTATGGACGGCGCTGACATGAGCCAGAACCATTTCGATCATGAATTCATGAAGATGCAGCGGTTCGTTCGGCGCGTTTGGATCGGCACCGTCATCGGCACGGTCGCGGCCTGGGTCGCCATCATCTTCGTCGTCTGGAGGCTGCTGTAATGGCCTCTCGCTCTTTTCCCCTTCCGCGCGCGACATCCTCCCCGCGTGTGGTGGCGGCGCCTCTCGGCTTCCTGACCCCAGCCGAGGGGCGCCGTTGGCCATTTCAACCGGGCGCGCGGCCATGAACGCCCCGGCGCCGTCCGAGACGTCGTTCATCGCGCGGCTCCTCGCCGCTGCCGACGCGTCGCTGCGCGCCGAGCCGGCCGATTTCGTCCTGCCTTCATTTCCGTGGTTGCCCCGTCCCCGTCCTGTCGACGCGAATTTGCAATGCCGTGACGCGGGCGTCACCGCGCAAGCAGAGGTTTCCTGCACATGAGCCCAGCTCCCCTTGGCCGCAAGACGAATGTCGATGACCTGCAGGCGCTGAAGGCGGCAACGCGCCGTCTCGTCGATGCCTGCGGCGGGCAGGAGAGCGCGGCGTCGATCACGCGCGTTTCGCATCAAACGATCAGCCGCTATCGTCTCGCCGATCGCGCCGAAGACTTCATCCCGGCCGATGTGCTGCTCGACCTCGAGGCCGACGCGGGCGACCCGATCGTAACCCGCCAACTGGCGGCTCGGCAGGGCTGGACCATCGTCCGCGCCCATGCGCAGGCGACCGGGGCGACGCTGGTGCAGTCGATCGGCCAGATCACGCAGGAGACATCGGATGTCGTCATCGCGGTCACCGGCGGCCTTGCCGATGGCGATTTCGACGCGCGCGACATCGACCTGACCATTCCCGAAATCGACCAGGCGATCGAACGGCTCGCCGGTCTCAAGCAGGCGCTGCTGATCATGCGATCGGGCGCCGAACCGGAAAGGAAGCTCTGACCATGGCACGAGGCCGGAAGAAGAAGCAGGAATCGACGGGGCCGAAGCGCCTGCCGTCGGTGGAGGAGGTCAAGGCGGCCGTCGCCGAGGTCTCGCGGCAAAAGGCGCACGCCTCCGAATATGGTGGCCTGGCGGGGCAGGCTACGAAGACCTTCACCGAGCGCTACGGCATTCATCGCAAGGCTTTCGGCTTCATCGCCGGCCTCGACAAGATGGACGATCAGAAGCGGCAATCGTGCCTTAGGGACGCGATGATCCTTGCCGATCGCCTGGGCTATTTCGACCAGGCGGACGCGTTCGACGATCTCGGCTCGGCTGTTCGAGACGTCATCGATGATGCGGCGATCGGCAACGACGCCGAGCGCAAGGCGCGCACCGAGGCCGAGCTCGCGGAGGATATCCCGGCCGTTGACAAGACGGTGACGGAGCGCCTCGCCGAACAGGAGCAGTGGGACAGCGCCAGCGAGGTCGCCAAGGCGAAGGAAGCGGCCGCGCGCAAGAAGGCCGGGCGGGCCGGGGCGGCTGATCAGGCGCTCTCCGACGAGATCGACGCCACGCTGCGGCCGAACTGAGTGCCTGACATGGCGGACGCAACGCTGCTCACATTGGACCTGGCCCGTCAAACGGGCTGGGCTGAGGGCGAGCTCGACAGGTTCCCTCGGCTTGGGACCGTTCGGCTAACGCCGGAGGGCGCGCACTACACTGATCTCCATCTTGCCCTGTTCCGGCACCTCTGGGATCGGTTCAGCGCGTTCCCGCCCCGCTATGTGGTCATTGAGGCGCCGATGATGCGCCAGCGCAATCCGGCAGACGAAGGAATGAGGCTGATTGGCCTTGCAACGACTGCCGCTCTCGTCTGCAGGCTTAAGGGGATTCCCCCGCCAATTATTGTGCATCCATCGACCGTGCGCGCTTTCTTCATCGGCGGACACCAGTTCATCTACAAGGGTCATGCTCTTCGTGGGAGCGGCAATCTCGACAGCGAAGCGTCGAAGTTCTGCGTCATGGAGCGCTGCAGGCGGCTTGGCCTCGATCCCAAGAATTATGACGAGAGCGACGCCGCTGCGCTCTGGTACTGGCGCGCCGCGCAACTCCGGCCGGCGCTTGCCACGGAATTGACGCCGCTCTTTGCGGGGGCCGCGGAATGACCAAGGTGTCGCTCTCCCGTCAGATCCAGGCCGTCGACGTGGCGCGCCGCCGCATGAATGGCGGCCCGGCTCCACGGCAGGCCGAGGCAACGATGATCGCGGCCGACCTCGACGCCGTCGGCACCACGCTTCGCTGGCTTCAGGCCAATGAAGAGGCCATCCGGAAAATCAAAGCAGAACAAGGAGATGCAGCATGAATGCCATTGCCAATGCCATGAACCTGATCGCCGCGGAGCGCGATGCGGTGCAGGCCGAAATCTCCGCGCTCACGGTGCAGGTCACCGGGCTGGATACGGCTCTCGCCGCGCTGCAGGCGATCGAGGATCGCGGCTCGACCAGGATCAATGTGCAACCGGCTGACGACGCCGAGATCGTGAACCCGGTCGCACCGGCCGTTGATCTCCCCGCCGAGCCTCAGACCAGTATGGCTACCATCGTCGAGGCCGTCGCCAAGCCGGCCATCATCCCGCCCCTGCCAGCCATTGCGCCCGGTAGCGCCGAGGCATTCTCCGACCTGCTCATGGCCGACCTGCCCCGGCTGATGACCGAATTTCCGCTTGGTCCGACCGTCAAGGAACTGATCAGCGAATATGGCGCTGCGGACAGCAGGGTGCGCGAGGCATGCCGGCGCCTGCACATTTCCAACCGCGCGCTCTTCGCCGCGAACCAAACCACGGGCTTGCTTCATCTGACGCCCCGTCGTGCCAAGGCGAACGCAGCATGACCGGCTGGACCGAAGACCAGGTCGCCGACCTCCGGGACTATGTCGGCCTCGGCTATCCGCTGGACCAGATCATAGCCGAGACCGGCCGCCTGCGCGGCGAGGTCGAGGCGAAGCTTGCCGAGGTCGGAATCCCGGCATCGCCCCCTTTGAACCTGGTCGTCGCCTCGGCGCCGGCCGGAAGGGCGGAGGAGGGGAGCCGTCCAACGCCGGCGCCTTCCTCCGCCAACCATCGCCCCTGGGGCGACATGTCGACCGCCGCCACCATCGCGGCCATCCAGTCCGGCCTGGCCGAAGGCCTGAGCTTTGCAGCAATCGGCGCAAGACACGGCGCGACACGGAGCGCCGTCTCCGGCTTCGTCATGCGAAATCGGGACGCAATCGGCGTCGAGAAGCGCGAAGCCGGGTCGAAAGCGCCAGCGCCTCGTCCCCCACGAGCGCCCGCTGCGCGCCTGCCCGCTACGAAGAAGGTCAGGCGACCGGCGCGGACCAAGCGCGTTGCCGCCCCCTCAATCGTGACCCCTGTACCCGCGCCGCGGCGCGCGGCCGTATTGCCAGCATCGCCTGTGCTGCCCACGGGAACGCACCGCGTATCGTTTTTGAAGTCGCGCGAGTTCGTCTGCAAGGTATTGCTGCCCGAAGAGCCGGTGACCCATTACGGCATGGTCTGTGGCAACCCAGTGCCGCCGGGTCGCAAGAATCGCGTCTGCGATGCGTGCTCGACTTGGTTTTTCTCCCGCGTCACCGTCAAGCTGGCCGAGGAATTGGCGACGGCCCGGGATGCGCGCCGGAGGGTCGCCTAGATGGCCGATGACACTTTCACCCTTCCGGATGCCAGCTTCGCCGAGGTCGCCGTCGACCTCTTCCTGATCGCGCGGGATCTGGCGGGGATCGTCTCGCAGCTTGAGGTCTTCGCGGCGCGCTGGCCGAGCACGGCCGCGACCATAACGCTTACCGATACCAAGGCCAGCGCCGAGCGGGCAGGGCAGATGTATCGCTTCGTCAAGGCGATGATCCCGCACGAGGCGGCCATTCGGTCGGCTGTTCAGGCGCTGCAGCCCGTCGCCGCCCCTCGCGAGGAACGGGCAGCATGAACCAAGGCCAGCCCGGTACCGCGTCGCGCTTGTTGCCGCAGAATATCGATGTTGAGCAGGCGCTGCTTGGGGCCATACTGCTCAACAACAAAGCGCTCGATCGCGTTGCCGGGTTTCTGGAGCCGGAGCATTTCGCCGAGCCGGTGCATGGTCAGGTCTTCGACATCGCCACAAAGCTGATCCGGTCCGATCGGGTCGCCAGTCCGGTCACCCTGAAGAGCTTCCTGCCGCCCGATCTCGCCATTGGCGATCTGAACGTGCCGCAATATCTCGCGCGCCTGGCCGCCGAGGCGACGACGATCATCAACGCGGAGGATTATGGCCGCGCGATCTATGATCTCGCCGTCCGTCGCTCGCTGATCAAGATCGGCGAGGACGTCGTCAATATCGCCTATGACGCGCCCGTCGACATGACGGCACGATCCCAGATCGAGGACGCGGAGGCTCGCCTCCTGCAGCTCCTCTCTGGCTCGGCGACGCGGGAGCGAACTGATGCCGCGATCGGTGATATTGCCGATCGGATTGTCCAGAATGTCGAGAACGAAGATGCTGCTTCGCGCGACGTCTGCACTCCGACCGGCTTCAATAACCTCGATCGCCGTATCAGCGGCGGCTATCGCCCTGGGCGGCTCTATGTGATCGCCGGCCGGCCCGGCATGGGAAAATCGGTCTTCGGCGTAGCGTCCAGTCGCCGTGTGGCGCGTAAGGGCGGCGGCGCAGCCTTCTACTCGCTCGAGCTCGATCAGATGGAAATCGGCGCCCGTGTCATGGCATCGGAATTGTCGATGTCGTCACGGCCGATGACCTATGCCGAAATCCTTACCGGCAATCTCGAATCGGGTGGGTACGAGAACATCCGTTGGGCGCGCGACAACCTTGCCGCAGCGCCATTGCATATCGACGCGGCCGGCGGCTTGTCGATGCACGAGATCGAATCTCGCGTCCGTATCGTCAAGGACCGCTTCGAACGCGCCGGCACGCCGCTCCGTGTCGTCTATATCGACTATCTCGGGCTCATCAAGGCGACGGACCGCTACAAGGGCAACAAGGTCCACGAGATGGGCGAGATGGCGCTGCACGCGAAGACGATGGCGAAGCGCCTGGGGATCGCTGTCGTGCTGCTGGCGCAGCTGTCGCGCTCCGTCGAGCAACGCGATGTCAAGCGGCCGTTCATGTCCGATCTTCGCGACAGCGGCAACATCGAGGAGCACGCAGATGTCGTCGGGCTGCTCTACCGTCCGGCTTACTATCTCGCGCAGGACGCGCGCGTGAAGGCCGGCGACCCGGAAGCGATGCAGGAGCTCGCCGACTGCCAGAACACGCTGGATCTCGATCTGGGCAAGAACCGCCTCGGCCCGACCGGGAACGTGCCCCTCTGGTGCGACGTCTCGCTCTCCGCTGTATCAGACCGACAGATGTGATTGGGGATCGGCATGAGCGGCTCCCCCTGGATGAAATTCTACCCGAGAGACTGGCGCGGGGATCAGGCACTTCGTGCCGTCTCCATTGGCGCCCGCGGTCTTTGGATGGAATGCCTCTGCATCATGCACGAGGCAGAGCCGTATGGGCACCTCCTGCTCAACGGCGAGATACCTGGAGATGACGCATTAGCGCGCATGACAGGAACATCGGTGGACGAACTCCGCGAGCACTTAGCGGAGCTTCGACAAGCCGGAGTTCTGAGCGTGACACGCAAGGGCATCATAACCTCTCGCCGCATGATCAAGGACTTTTCCAAGGCTCAGAAGGGCACCAACGCGGTCAATAAGCGCTGGTCGCAAGTCACTGAAACCACAGAAAAAAAAGACGGACCTAATAGGTCACCTAATAGGGTACCTACGCATCCACCTAATACCCAGAAGCCAGAGTCCAGAATCCAGAAAGAAGATGCTTCGCTGCGCTCAGCATCCGCGCCGCGCGGCAAGCAGGAGCTCGATGGGATCGAAGCGCGATGTCGGCAGGCTGCCGGCCTCGTCGACGACGCATCGCCAAGCTTGCTCGATCTATCGCCGATCAGGACCCTGCTCGACAAAGGGTGGTCGCTAGAAACCGACATTTTGCCGGTTCTGCGTTCAGCCGAAGCGCGGGGAAAGCGTGGCCGAACTTGGCTCTACTACGTTCGAATGGTCGAGGAAGCGAAGGCGAAGAACGACGCAATCGGACGGCCGCCGCCGTCCTCGAAGATCCCGGCCGACCAGGCGTGGCGGAACAAGATCCTCGAGTTCAAGCGCTCCGGCCTATGGCTCGCCGACTGGGGAGAGCGGCCCGGATCAGCAGGATGCCAGGTCCCGGCCGATATCCTTATCGAATTTGGATACGGGCAGCCAAAAAACGAGCGGGTTTAGATCAACAAATGTCAGCGATAGGGCCGAAAATGTCAGCACAGACGACAAATCCCGCAGGGCGCTGGTTCGTCTGCGCGCTTGGGTTCGGGGCCACCAGAAAGGCGCCGTTGCGCGGTGGGGAACCATCCGAGCACGAAACGGTGGTTGAGCTTTCCATGGCCGAGGCCGGCTTCACGAGCTATGTGCCGCGGATGAAGCATCGCTTTCGCAATCCCCGGTCGCGCAAGATCGTGGAGCGGAAACGCATCCTGTTCACGGGCTATGTCTTCGTCGCCGAACCGCGCGGTGGCATGGATTGGCTTCGGCTCAGGGCCTGCGACGGCATCGGCAAACCGCTGCAAATGGACGGATGGGTGCTGACCTGCCCGAATGGCTATGTCGAGAAGATGCAGGATGCACAAGCGGCGGGCCGGTTCGATCGCGACGACATCGTGACCGACGCGGAGAGCGGCCGCGCCAAACGCCACCTTGCGCGGCACCGTTTCGCCGTCGGCACACCGGTCCGGGCGAAAGACGGACCCTTCGCCGGCTTCAGCGGGCTCGTCGAGGATGTCGTCGGGCAGGGCCTGATCAAGGTCGCGATTGAGATATTCGGTCGTGCAACGCCCGTTGAGTTTGCCGATAACCAGTTGGAGGCGTTGCGATCTGCATCTTGACATCGCCCGCGAACACGTCCCATATCTGGCGCCAGACGACATCGGGGCGCCAGTGCGGACCCAAGCGAACGCTTGGATGGCAATACGCCGGCCCATCAGGGGAGAGCTTCGTCGCTCCCCGTCATCAAAAACTCGACCAAAATTCTGCGGGATAGAGCAGCCAGGTAGCTCGTCAGGTTCATACCCTGAAGGCCGGTGGATCGAAGCCACCTCCCGCAACCAAAAAGCCCGATAGGGCTACAGAGGCCCTTGGGCATCAGGATGATGCGGGGACGTTCGCGACGTAGCGCTCGGTAACGGCGTCCCGGCCGGTAAAAGTCCGGCCCACTGGCAGTTCGGCGCGGTGCGCCCACGTCAGTCTCGCCCAACACAGCCGGGGTTTGCGCCGGTGAGGACCCGAGCAGTGGTCATGGCAACGCTGGTGGATGGGATCGCCGGCCCGCGTCGAAGCCTCTCCAAGATCTGGTGACCAGCATGACCTGCATCGCCTGCAGCCGTCGCCGTAAGGCCATCAAGGCCGCCGCCTCGAAGGCCGGCGCCACCCTCAACCAGGCCGTGACGCGCGTCATCGCCTTCAAGAAGCGTGTCGATGTCCGTCCTCCCAAACGCACGCCGTGAGGCGTTTGCCCGGGCGCTCGCCACGGGCGCCTCGATCTGCGACGCGCAGGAGCAGGCAGGCTACAAGCGCAGCCGCGCAGCCGGCAGCCGCCTTGCCGGGCTCCCAGACGTGGCCGAACGGGTTGCCGAGTTGCAGGCCGTGGCCGCGAAGCGGATGGAAGTCACCATCGATTCCCTCGCGAAGGAACTCGAAGAAGCCAGATTGATCGCCATCGCAGAAAAGCAGGCGGCTGCGGCCGTATCTGCCACCATGGGCAAGGCAAAACTGTTCGGCTTCGGCGTCGAGAACAAGCGCATCTCCGGCCCAGGCGGAGGCGCCATCCCGGTCGAAATCGACCTCTCGAAGGTCTCGAATGAACAGCTCGACGCGCTGGAAGCCCTCTTCGGCAAGATTGCCGGTGGATCCGGCGGCGATGATGACGGCGATCCGAGCGGAGAGGCGGAAGCGGGAGGCTGAGGCCGAGCGCGAGCGCCTTGCTCGCGATATCGAAAAGATCCGGGCGCGTTGCCAGACGCTGGCCGGGTTCGTTCATGAGGCGTGGCATGTGCTGGAGCCCAAGGCCCACCTGGTCTGGGGTTGGGCTCTGGATGCAATGGCAGATCATCTCGAGGCGGTCACGCGCGGGGAGATCACGCGCCTCCTGACGAACTGCCCGCCGGGCCTGATGAAATCGCTGTTGACGTCGGTGTTCTGGCCGGCGTGGGAATGGGGCGCGGCCGGCCTTCCGCATATGCGCTATCTCGCATCGTCCTACAGCCAGGACAACGTGATGCGCGACAACACGAAGATGCGCAGGCTGGTCGAAAGCGAGTGGTACCGAACGCTGTGGCCGGAAGTCGCGCTGTCGCCGGACCAGAACGCAAAAGGCAAATTCGAGAATACGAAGTCTGGCGGCCGGGAAGGGCGCCCGTTCGCATCCATGACGGGCGGCCGTGGTGACCGCGTCATCATCGACGACCCGCATTCGACGGAAACGGCCGAAAGCGCGATCGAACGGGCCAACACGATCCGCATCTTCCGGGAATCGATCTCCGATCGCCTCAATGATCTCGACCGGTCGGCCATTGTGATCATCATGCAGCGCCTGCATGCTGATGACGTCTCCGGAACAATCCAGAGGTTGGGGCTTCCCTACGAGCACCTCTGCCTGCCCATGGAATTCGAGGCGCCGCGGAAGGCGACTTCAATCGGCTTCATCGATCCGAGGACGCAGGATGGCGAGCTTCTTCTGCCCGAGCGGTTCAGTCGCGATGCAGTCGAGAAGCTGAAGGTCGTCAAGGGCTCCGTTGCCTATTCCGGCCAATATCAGCAGCGCCCGACGCCTCGCGAAGGTGGCTTGTTCAAACGCGCCTGGTTCGACGGCAAGATCATTCAGGTGGCGCCAGTCGGCACGCGCTGGTGGCGCCATTGGGATCTGGCTGCGACGGCCAAGAAGACATCGGCAAGAACGGCCGGCGTCAAGATCGGCAAGGCGCCGGACGGCAGGATCATCGTCGGCCATGTCATCACGACACAGTCCGAAGGGCACGAAGTTCGTAAGATCATCCGCGCCACGGCAGAAACCGACGGCCGCGACGTCCGCATCAGCCTTCCTCAGGACCCGGGGCAAGCGGGCAAGGTCCAAAAGGCCGATCTGGTGGCGATGCTCGAAGGCTTCGTCGTTCGCGCGGACCCGGAGACGGGCGACAAGGTGACCAGAGCCGAACCGTTCTCGTCGCAGTGCGAGGCGGGAAATGTCTACCTCGTGCGTGCCGAATGGAATGACCCTTATCTGGACGAGATCTGCTTGTTCCCAGGAGGGTCGTTCAAAGACCAAGTCGACGCGAGCTCGGGCGCTTTCGGGCGGCTTCTGGACCCAAACGCTCACAACCCGGAAACATGGATAAAGGCCTTCGCCGATGGCTAGCGCATATGTCGAGTACGGCGTCGTGGCCCTTCCCGCCCCGACAGGCTTTTCGAGTGGGGCGGGCAGCTCTGTCTATGGAAAGTGCGCCGCTACCGAGGTGCTGACGTTGAGCGCGTCGCAGGTGGTCGGCACCGTGACTGGTGGCGCCGGCAAGAATTCGGTCCGCGTGACCGTGGATGCAGCCGCGTTCGTCGCGAAGGGGTCGACGCCGGACGCGTCCGCCACCACGGCCACATCTGCAACGGATGCAAAGCGCTATTTGGCGGCGGGAACGTCGATCGATCTTATCCTCTACGCAGGGCAAAAGATCGCCGTCCTGGCTGCATCGTAGTCGACTGACGAGGCATCATGACCAAGAAGCCTCGCTATCGGGTCCAGGCCGCCCAGCACCAGACGGCAGATTCGTTCCAGAATTTCGCAGCGCGCCTCGGCATCGGGGCGGAGAATGTCTCGTCCAGTGCGAACTATGGCTTCAACCCGATCACGCGCAACCGCGTGCTGTTGGAGTTCATGTACCGGGGCTCGTGGCTCGTTGGCCAGGCCGTCGATTGCGTCGCGGAGGACATGACGCGGGCTGGCATCGACATCGTGTCGGACGGCGCCCCGGATGACCTCGGCAAGGTCAATGAGGCGTTTGTCGATCTCGGTATCTGGGAAAGGCTCTCGGAAACCATCAAGTGGTCGCGTCTCTACGGCGGTGCGCTGGCGGTCTTACTTATCGATGGGCAGGACGTGGGAACTCCACTCAGGTTCGATACGATCAAGCGTGGTCAGTTCAAGGGCCTCCTCGTCCTCGATCGATGGATGGTCACCCCGGAATTGGCTGAGGAGGTCAAGGAACTCGGACCCGATCTTGGCCGCCCAGCATTCTACACCGTCACGGCGAACGCGCCGGCATATCGCGGAAAGAAGATCCACTACAGCCGCGTCATCCGTCTGGATGGCGTCGAACTACCATACTGGCAGCGGATTTCAGAGAACGGCTGGGGGATTTCGGTCCTCGAACGGCTCTACGACCGGATGGTCGCGTTCGACAGCACGTCGACCGGCGTCGCGCAACTGGTCTACAAAGCGCACCTGCGGACAGTATCCGTCGATGGACTTCGTGAAATCCTCGCGGCAGGCGGCGCGCCGGAAGCCGCTCTGATCAAGCAGTTCGAAATGATCCGCCTGATGCAGTCGAATGAGGGCCTAACCCTGATCGACGCGAAGGACACGTTCGAGGCGCACAACTACACATTCTCGGGCCTGTCAGACGTGCTGCTGCAGTTCGCACAGCAATTGTCCGGCGCCTTGCAGATCCCGCTCGTTAGGCTGTTCGGACAATCGCCGGCCGGGCTGAACGCCACCGGCGAAAGCGACATCCGCAATTATTACGATGGCATCGCAGCGCAGCAAAAGTCCAAGCTTCGCGGCGGTGTTTCGAAAATCCTCGATCTCGCCTGGCGGTCGTCGATCGGTGGGAACCCGCCGTCGAGCTACAGTTTCGTATTCAATTCGCTCTGGCTGATGTCGGATACAGAAAAGGCCACGATTGCCGTTGGCGTCACCGGCGCCGTCGCGCAGGCTTACGAAGCCGGGATCGTCGACCGCGAGACGGCCATGCGCGAGCTACGGCAGTCCGCCGATGTGACCGGTGTCTGGACGAACATAACGGACGAGGAAATCCAGGCGGCGGATGACGACCCGCCAGAGCCTAGCGAGGGCGGCGATGTGCGAGAACTGCCTGACCTTGCCGCAATTGTCGCTGACCTCGGTGCTGACGGCGGATCGGGCAGGGGCGAAATCAGTCTGGATCCGGGCTCGGAAGGCTGAGACCAACTATGCGAAGCAGCTTCGCAAGGTGGCACGGCACGTCGGAGATATCGTCAGTGGGTTCGATGTCGAGGACCTGTCATCGGCGCCGCTGATCGAGGAAGCGTTGCGGCGGTATGCCGGCGTCATCTCAGGATGGGCCGAAGCTGCCGGCAGCGCCATGGTGGCGGAAGTCGCGGCGCGCGACCTGCAAGCGTGGAACAGCATTTCGAAGGAGATGGGCTCTAGGTTGCGACAGGAGATCGCGAACGCCCCGACAGGGCAGGCAATGCGGAAGGCGCTGAACGAACAGACGAGGCTCATCACCAGCCTGCCCACGGAAGCCGCTGATAGGGTGCGCCAGATCACTCTGGAAGGCATCACCAAAGGCACGCGAGCCTCTGAGATCGCTGCGGAGATCATGCGCACCGGAGAGGTGACGCAGGGCCGGGCAAATACGATTGCTCGAACCGAGGTGAGCCGCACGACGACCGAACTGACCAAGGCTCGAGCGGAGCATGTTGGGTCGACACATTTCATCTGGCGGACGGCGGGGGATAGCGATGTCCGGCCGACGCACCGGGCCCTGAACGGCAAGGCGTTCCGATGGGATGATCCGCCGGAATGCGACCCCGGCTATCACGCATTGCCGGGCGCGATCTGGAACTGCAGGTGCTGGCCTGAGGTGGTGGTGCCGGAGGATTAGGGCTGGAACTGGCGCTTTGGCGCTGTCAGTTGGTCCTTAATCGCTTGCTGATCTATGAGCATCAGCACGAGATCGTAGGTGTTCTGGTACACATACGGGTTGTGCTCATCCATGAGCCTCCCGATCATTCCAGACGCCTGGGCACGTATTTCGCCCGATAGGTTCGGCCATAGGCCGACGAGCATGTTGTAGGTTGCCTGCTCAATGCTGATGCATCGATTGTACGCGTAGCGGTTGTCATCGAACCGCCAACTGCATGCGCGGTCGACATCGACAATTGGCAATTCGCTTGCCGCGGCATGATGGGTGGATCCGACCGCGAACAAGACGATCAAGGCCAGCACGACAAAGACGCCGCGCAGGAAGCCTGGGAACAGGATCGCGAAAAGGATCAAAACCAGTATGGCGACGATCATGGTGCTCTTCCAGAGGAAGCCGGCACGATCGCATCGCCTCAACCGGAAGTCTAGTCTTCGGGCGGGGGCAGATACCCATGCCCGACAAGCCAGTCCCGGATGATTCGACGGATGGCCTCGGATCGGGAAGGTTTATCGGTCTCGGACGCCGCAAAAGCGTCAATGCCATCTAAGTCAAGCCGTTGAAGGCGTGATCTGACAAGCTCGGAATCGATAGGAGGGCGACCGACCTTCGGAATTTTTGTGCTCATCAATTGACGTGCATCGAATTTATGAGCATAAAAATAAACGAGCCGAGATGAGGGTGCAACCTCAATCTCGGCCCTAACCGAAGCCGATCATATGAGGATCGAACTAATGGCTGCTCACCAGTCTATCACGCATGGACGCTCGACCAAGGCCGCCGCCGCCGTGGCACTCATTCTTCTCAAGGCGACGTTGGTCGCCGTTGACCTTGACGATGGCGGTACGGGTATCACCGTCGTCTTCAATGGCCCGGTTCTTTCGGGCGGGGAAGTCGTCAGGTAGTTCATAGCCGACCCCAGGGTGTCGCCTTGGGCGATTGAGAGAGAAGACCCTAGAACTGCTGCCCGTTGATAAGGCGCGATGCCGGCGGCTCGAAATCGAGCGCGGATTCGGCAATGCCTGACGCAGGATCTTCACCGGCTGCAATGCGTTTGAGCGCATCCCGGTAGTGCACGATGACTTCGGCTGCCTCCCATTCTGTCGTTTCCTCGGGAACGCAGGTGGGGACGGCGATCACCTTCCCGAGCGGCCTATTGCCCTCGTTCATGAATGAGGCGGCTGAGGCCGCCATATCCCGCAGTTCTTCCAGCAAATCGTCAACATCATACGGCGTGCTCGACATGGGCGCGGCGGCTCTGCTCATCCATTGGAGGATGCACCATGGTTCTTCCCGCATACGTCCGCAAGGGCAAGGCCTCCGCTGCGGTTGGCGATTTCGCCTCCCTTGCCGTCACGGGCGGCGCGACAGTCGGCGGCATGGCCACCGTTACCGGCCTGCTCACGGCCACCGCGAATCTCGCCATCGGCGGATTCGAGGTCCAGTCTGCAGCCGACGCGCTCACGGCCTATGCGGGCGGCGGCCAGACCAATGCGCTGCAACTGGCCAAGGGCGTCAACCGCATCTCGACCGTCGCGACGGCGGCGGACTCCGTGAAACTGCCCGCAAGCGTCGCCGGCATGGTCGTGTTCGTCATCAACGGCGCCGCATCGAACTCGATGCAGGTCTTCGGTGCCGGAACCGACACGATCAATGACGTCGCCACCGCCACGGGCGTTGCCCAGGCAGCGGGCAAGTCGGCCGTCTACATCTGCCCGGTCGCGGGCAAATGGTACCGCGTTCTGTCGGCCTGACCCGGAAGAACCGCCATGTGGTTCCTGCCGGAGGAAAAGATCGGCCTCACCAGATATCGCACGCCGGAGGGGTTCCTGGTCTGCGAGTCCGTCCCGATCGCGCGCACCGGCATCATGGCTTACGGGCCGGGAGAAATCCCGATCGAGCCGGGTACGGACGGCATTATCCGGATCGAGCGCTCTGAGAGCGATGTGTTCGACCCGAAGACGATCGCATCTTTCGCCGGCAAGCCGGTGACCGACGATCATCCTGACGAGGATGTGACCCCGGCTAACTGGTCACAGCTCGCCAAGGGCGAAATCCACAATCCACGGCGCGGCGATGGGATCTGGTCCGATTGTCTCGTGGCGGACCTCTTCATCAAGGACGAGAACGCGATCCAGATCGTCCTCGACGGCAAGGTTGAAGTCTCGTGCGGCTATGACGCCGATTATGAGCAGATCGCCCCCGGCCGAGGGCGCCAGCACAACATCATCGGCAATCATGTCGCCCTGGTCGAGAACGGCCGGTGCGGTCCCAGATGCTCCATAGGAGACAAATCCATGACGGCGAAGAAGAGCTTCGCGGACCGCATCCGGGCCGCGTTCAAGGCACGCGACGTGGCCGAAGAAGAGTTGGAGGAGGCGCTGAAGGAAGGCGTCCCCGCCGGCGAAGAGGCCAATGGCGCAACGCATGTGCATGTTCATCTCAACGGCGGCGAAACCAAGGCTGTCGAAGCCGAGAAGGCCGCGGACGAGGGTGAGCCGGCAGACCCGATCGAAGCCCGTTTTGGAAAGATCGAGGCCGCGATCACCGCCATCGCCGAACAGGTCGGCAAGCTGGTCCAGGCTGAGAAGGCCGAAGCCGAAGTCACCAATGCCGATGAAGACCCGGAGAAGAAGGAAGGCGACGACGCGACCAAGGATGAGGACGTGCTCGAGGAAGGCGACGTCACGCCGGCCAAGACCGCCGATGCCGCCGGGCTCGCCTCCGAATTCACCGATACCATCGCACGGATCGAAATCCTTCTGCCCGGCACGCGCGTTCCGACCTTCGATGCCAAGGCCGACGCCAAGAAGGTGCGCGACAATCTGTGCGCCCTCCGCCGCAGGGCCATGACCCAGGCGCTCGATGACAGCCGCGCTTCGGCGTTCGTGAAGCCGTTCGCGAAGGACGCCGCCGCCATCAAGGCCATGACGTGCGATGCCGCGAAAACCGCCTTCATCGCGGCGTCCGAAGTTGCCAGCGTCACGAACAACTTCTCGGCGATCGGCGCCGACAAGGCGACCCGAGACGCTAGCAATGTCGGGGTCAAGAGTATCGCCGACATCAATAAGGCGCATCGCGATTTCTGGGCCGCCCGGTCCTGAAGCACTCCCGCAGCCAAGGAAACTGAACCATGGGTAATGCAATCACCTACCGCATGGCGGCCGGAGTGCCCGGCGCCGTGAACCGTGTCGAACACGCGACGATCACCCCCGAGGTCATCGATTCCGGTACGCCTCCGACCGTCTATGGTGCCTTCGTGAAGGTCGTCACCGGCAAGATCCAGCCGTTGGCCTCCGGCGATGCCGGCACCGTCGCCAAGGGCCTTCTCGTCCGCCCGTTCCCGACCTCCGGAAACGGCACCGACGGTCTTGGAACATCGACCCCTCCGACATCCGGTATCTGCGACGTGCTCCGTCGTGGCTACATCATGGCGACGCTAAAGCTCGGCACCGCCGCCAAGGATGGCCAGGTCTATGCGGTCACCACCGCGGGCGGTTCGGTCGTGGTCGGTGATATCGTCACCTCCGCGTCGCCGGCTGGCGGCGGCACCGGCGTGGCGGTCACCAACGCGTTCTTCACGGGCCCGGCCGATGCCGGCGGCATTGTCGAGATCGCCTACAACATCTGATCCGACGGCCCAAAGCGGCCGTCCTTCCCCCGCCTCGAACCGCCCTTAGGCAAGGCAAGTGGCGCGTCATCACGACGGGCCCGTCCCTTGATGGAGCCTCCTTCATGTCATTCCATGCCCGCAGCTTCGCAGGGTCGACGGCGCTCACCCCGTCCCGCCCTGCGCTGATCCGTGCTCGCACCCGCGACGCGGCCCTTACCTATGACCGTCGCACCGTGGACAGCACGGGCGCCTTCCTCATCGGCGAACTGGAGCGTCTGGACCAGACCCTCCATATGCCGCTGGTGTCGGTCACCTGGTCCCGCGATATCGACCTCCGCGAGGATGTGTCGATCGCCGATGAAACGTCGTCCTTCACGAACTCCTCGTTCGCGGCGGCAGGCGGCATCAATCCCGGCGGCAAGTCGTGGATCGGCAAGGACGCCAACGCAATCTCCGGCGTCTCGATCGATATCGGCAAGACGGCCAATCCTCTGTACCTCTGGGGCACCGAGGTATCGTGGACCTTGCCCGAGCTCGAATCGGCGATGAAGCTCGGCCGTCCGGTCGATGCGCAGAAGTTCGAGGCGATGCGCCTCAAGAACAACATGGACATCGACGAGATGGTCTATGTGGGCGACACGACGCTCACGAAATACGGTCTGGTCAACTCGACCGCCGTCACGAACGTGACCAACGTCGCCAATGGCGCCGGCGGCTCGCCGCTCTGGGCGAACAAGACCCCGGATGAAATCCTTCAGGACGTGAACGAGCTTCTGTCCAGCGTCTGGGCTGCTTCCGCCTGGGCGGTGATCCCGACGGAGCTCCGCCTGCCGCCGGCCCGCTACAGCTACATCGTCGCCAACAAGGTGTCGAACGCCGGTAACGTTTCGATCCTGAACTACCTCCGCGAGAACAACCTCGCTGCCTCGAACGGCCAGAAGCTGAATATCCAGCCGCTGAAGTGGCTGAACGGCTACGGCTCCGGTGGCACGGCGGGCGATGAAACCACGACCAGCCGCATGATGGCCTACACCAAGGACCCGCAGCGCGTCCGCTATCCCATGACCCCGCTGCAGCGCACGCCGCTCGAATACCGGTCGCTCTATCAGATGACGACCTATTTCGGGCGCCTCGGCGTCGTCGAGTTCGTCTATCCCGAGACGGCAGGATATCGCGACGGCCTCTGAGGCCGTCCCAGGGCCGGCGCGTAGGCGTGCCGGTCCCGTTCCCTTTGCCGGAGAGCCCGAATGTCGCAAATCACCGTCCTGACGCCGTTTCTGCTCAATCTCGGCGGCACGATCAGGAAGTTCGAAGCCGGCGTTGTTGAGGTGGATGAAGAGGTCGCCTCGCACTGGTACGTCAAGCTGTTTTCGGAACAAGTTGCCGAGCCGGAGCCCCAAGCCCCGGCGCCATCGGATGAAGCTCAGGGCGCGCCCGAGCCTGACCGCGGCGCTCATCCGGAAGAGTCATCCGTCGCCGTTGAGGATGATGGATCGACGCATGTCGACACGCCGGAAGATGTCGATGAGAAGACCGCTCTCAAGGCGGAAGCCGAAGGTCTCGGGATCGAGGTTGACGGCCGTTGGGGTGTCGCGCGGCTGATGGCCGAGATCGAGGCCAAGAAGAACGCCGCATGACCGTCACCGTCTCATCGTTCCGAGCTGACTTCCCAGAGTTCGCCAGCATCGTGACCTATCCGGATGCCATGGTGGCGTTCTGGTTGACCACGGCGGCCAAGCTCCTGTCGATCGACCGATGGGCTGAATTGCTCGATCTGGGCACCGAACTGTTCATCGCTCACAATCTGGCGCTCGGCGCGCGAGACCAGAAGGCAGCGGTGGCCGGCGGCATCGGCGGATCATCGGCCGGCCTTGTTGCTTCCAAGGCTGTCGACAAGGTCAGCGTGTCCTATGACACCGGCGCCGCTGCAATTGAGGGCGCGGGTGCGTGGAACCTCACGACCTATGGCACGCGCTACATCCAGCTTGCGCGGATGATCGGTGCCGGAGGCCTCCAGTTGTGACCATCAAGATCACTGTCGATCGCGTCGACGACCTGATGAAGGCCATCAAGAGCCTGACGCAGGACCGGGTGCTCGTGGGCGTCCCGGCCGACAAGGGCGAACGCCAGCCCGGCGATGAAGACGAAGGCCCGATCAACAATGCGGCCCTCGCCTATATCCACGACAACGGCGCGCCGGAGGCGAACATCCCAGCCCGGCAGTTCATGATCCCCGGAATCGAAAACGCCAAGGACGCCATCGCGAGCCGGCTCAAGGCAGGCGCCAAGAACGCTTTGCTCGGCAAAGTGGATGCGGCCGATATCGCGCTGAACCGGGCCGGGCTCATCGCCCAGAACTCGATCCGCAGCAAGATCGACGATGGGCCATTTACGCCCTTGGCGCCGGCCACGCTCGCCAATCGCAGGCGACGCGGCCGATCGGGTGAAAAGCCCCTGATCGACACGGCCCAGATGCAGCGCAGCATCACCTATGTGGTGAGGAAGAAATAGCATGCCCTTGCTGGACGTATCCGATGTGCTCGCGGACCCGGATTTCGCGGACACGCTCACCCTAACGCGCGCGACGCAATCGGTCGGATCAGACGGAATCGCGACTCGAGCCGAGGTGGTGAGCACCATTTCCGGTGTCGTTACTTCGAACAGCGGCGATGTCCTGAAGCGCTTCCCGGATATGGCGAGGGTCAGCGGTTCGATCCTCGTCCACACCACGGCCCGTCTCGTGGCGAGCGATGGCCCCACGGAGGCCGATCGGCTGACTTGGCAGGGCCGCGATTACACGGTGTCGGTGCTCAATGACTATTCGTCCTATGGCGCCGGCTTCGTCGTCGCGGGCTGCGAGCTGCTGCAACTGACATGAGCAACACGAGCGCCACGGGCGGCTATCTGGTTCCGACCGGAACGCCCCCGGCTGAAGACCTCGATCTGGCGAAGGCGCTGCAAGCCGCCGTGGCCGGCATCACCGGATTGCCCGGCGATTTGGTCCGTCCGCGTTGGCAACCGATCCCGCCACAACAGCCGGCCGCCGATATGACGTGGGCAGCCGTAGGTATTGTCCGCGCCACACCCGATGCCAACGCGTCGATCATGCATATCCCATCCGATGCCGGCGGGGATGGTGCCGATCATATGCAGCGGCATGAGACGATCGAGGCACTGGCTTCGTTCTACGGCCCGTCCGCCTCGGCCAATGCCGCCCGACTCCGCGACGGTCTCGCGCTGCCTCAGAACCGCGACATGATCCGAACCGCAACGACCGATGCGGGCGTCGATATCGGCATGTCGTTCATCGAATGCGGGACGGTCATCTCCGTTCCCGATCTCGTCAATCAAACGTGGCTTCGCCGCTGCGACCTCCCCCTCGTTTTCCGCCGTCGTGTCGATCGGGTCTACCCCGTCCTCAACCTGCTTTCGGCTGAAGGTACCATCGAAGCCGATTCCGGCCACATGCAATCCTGGGCAACGGAGCCATCCACATGACCGCAGGCCTTTCCGTCAGCGATGTCGTCAATGTCGACATCGTCATGTCCCCACTGGCGACGCCGTACCGCAATTTCGGCGCCGGCCTCGTCGTGGGCTCGACCAATGCAATCGATACGCGCGAGCGCATCCGCAGCTATGCGACGATCGACGGCGTTTCGGGCGACTTCTCGACCACGGACCCCGAGTACAAGGCCGCGCTGCGGTTCTTCTCCCAGAGCCCCCAGCCCGATCTCCTCTACATTGGCAAATGGGCCGCCACGGCGACGGCCGGCACGCTCAAGGGCGGCGTTCTGACGGCGTCCGAACAGGTCATCAGCAATTGGACCGCGATCACCACCGGATCGCTCAAGATCACGGTCAACGGCACGCTGAAGACGCTCACCGGGCTCGATTTCTCAGCCCAGACCAATCTCAACGGCGTCGCGACTGTCCTGACCACGGCGCTGTCCGGCGCGACGGTGGTGTGGAACGCCATCTATGGTCGGTTCGAGGTGACCAGCCCGACCACGGGCGCATCGTCGACCCTGACCTATGCCACAGCGGCCGGCTCCGGCACCGACATTTCGGCGCAGCTCAAGTTGACCTCCGGCCTTGCCTCGGCGCCCGTCGATGGCATCGTCGCAGAAACGCTTGTGACGGCCCTTCAGGCGCTCGCGAATGTTTCGGGGGATTGGTACGCGGCGCTGATCGCGGCGACGCTGCCGAGCAATTCTGACGTTCTGGCGGCGGCCTCCTATATCGAGGCCAGCGCCAAGAAGCGCATGCTCGGTATCACAGTGCAAGCCACCACGGCCATCGACGGCTCGTCGACCACGGATATCGGCTATCTGCTGAAGGTCGGCAACTACAAGCGGACATTCGTGCAGTACAGCACGTCGGACGCCTATGCGGTCGCATCCTTCTTCGGCCGTGCCGCCACGGTGAATTTTGATGGGTCCAACACGACCCTGACGATGAAGTTCAAGACCGAGCCCGGCATCGTTGCGGAAACGATCACCGAGACGCAAGCCGCCGCGCTCAAAGCCAAGCACATCAACGTCTTCGTCAACTACGACAACGGCGCCGCCATCATCCAGGAAGGCGTCATGTCGAACGGCTACTTCTTCGATGAAGTGCACGGCACCGACTGGCTGGAAAATCGCATCCAGACCGATGTCTGGAACCTGCTCTATACCAGCTCGACGAAGATCCCGCAGACCGACGCGGGAACCCACCTGATCGTCATCACGGTCGAGGCGGCTCTTGAACAGGCGGTCACGAATGGCCTCGTCGCGCCGGGCGTCTGGAACGCGGCCGGCTTCGGCCAACTCGCGCAGGGCGACACCCTGACCAAGGGCTACTACGTCTATGCCCCGCCGGTCTCGTCTCAGTCGCAGGCCGATCGTGAGGCGCGCAAGTCGGTCCCCATCCAGAGCGCAATCAAGCTCGCTGGCGCCGTGCATTCGTCTGACATCACCATCAACGTCAATCGGTAAGGGCCAGGCTCATGAGCGGCACGTATAGCTTTCTCGACGTACAGGCGGCCATCGAGGGGCCCGGAGGGAAATTTGAGCTTGGTTCGGGATCCGGCAATGCGGAAGAGGGCATCACGATCGCCCGCGCCGAAGACAAGAACACCCTCACTATGGGCGCCGATGGTTCCGGCATGCATTCGCTGCACGCCGGCCGGCATGGAACGGTGACGATCACGCTGCTCAAGACCTCTCCGAGGAACCAGCAGCTCATGACGATGTACAATTTCCAGCAGACCAGTTCGGCGAATTGGGGCCAGAACTTCATCTCGATCCGGAATTACATTTCCGGCGACGGAACGACCGCCAAGGCCTGTGCCTTCAAAAAGGTCCCGGACCTCACCTACGCGAAGGACGGCAACACGCACCAGTGGGTGTTCGATGCCATCGCGATCGATACCATTCTCGGCAGCGGCACGCCGGAACTCTAATGGGAACCGTAGTCAGGCTGGTATTCGCTCGCGTGGATGAGGGCGCCGACAAATTCGTCGATTATGCTTTGGGCCGCCACGGTGTGGATGCCATGGCCATAAGTGGCGAGTATCTGACCATCAAGTGCCGCGTCGCGCTCATCAGCCATCCAATTTGCCGAGTCATCACCTTGCGATATGAACCAGTGGAGGGTCCCCATGGCTGAATTCGAAGTCGCGGGCGTTCAGTACAATTCCCGCAAGATGGACGCCTTCCAGCAGTTCCACGTCGCGCGCAAACTGGCGCCGGCCGTGGCGCCGTTCATGAAAGCGATCGGCCCTATGCTGGTCGCCAGTCAGGCGGCCGAAACGCAGCCGGCCGCACTGGTCGAAAGTCTTCTCCCCCTCATGCAGGCCATCTCGGACATGCCGGCCGATGACTGCGACTTCATCGTCCAGAGTTGTCTTTCGGTGGTGAGCCGCAAGCAGGCCGGCGGCGGTGGATGGGCGCCGGTGTGGAACAAGGACGCCAAGGTGTTCATGTTCGACGATATCGACATGACGGCGATGCTCGCCATTGCCGCTCAGGTGATCCGCGAGAACGTCGGGTCTTTTTCACGCGCCCTTCCGTCAGTCTTGAGCACCGCGGGCCGGTAGGGCCGAAAATCGACTTTGCCAGGCTCCCAGACGGGGAGGACTGGATCATGCGGCCGGTGCTCCGAAATCTCTGCCGCTACGAAAGCCTGATCGACGGATCGATTGACCTCGTCGACGTGGCCCGCATGAACGACGCCCTCGACGTTCAGGACGAAAACGCAGCCCGATACCGCGAGGCGACAAAGTCGAATGGCTGACGAAAACGTCCTCCGCGAATATCTGATCGCGCTCGGCTTCAAGGTCGACGCGCAGAGTGAAAAGCGGTTCCAAGGGTCGCTTGAGGCGGCGGCGAAGACGGCAGCGGCCGTTGCGGCTGGCCTAACGGCGGCGGCGACAGCCATCGCGGCAACCGTCGTCAAGATCGCCAGTGGGTTCGACGACCTCTACTTCTCTGCCCAGCGGACCAACACGTCCGTCACGCAGATCAAGTCGCTGACCTATGCCCTGTCGCAGATCGGCGGCACGGCATCTCAGGCCACTGGAGCGATCGAGGGGATTGCCCGCGCTTTGCGGACCAACCCCGGAACCGAAAGCCTCGTGCGGTCTCTCGGCGTCGATACGCGGGACGCATCGGGCAACCTGCGCGACACGGTCGATATCCTTATCGACATGAACAAGGCTTTGGAAAAGAAGCCTTACTATGTCGCGGCACAGTATGCCGCCGCGCTCGGGCTTGACGAGCAGACGTTCTATGTCATCCGCACCCGCGCGGAAGAGATCAAGAAGTACCAGGAGGAGTACCGCAAGCGCGCCGCCGAGATGGGCGTGGACCCGGACAAGGCCGCGAAGGCCGCGAACGAGCTGATGACGAACTTCCGCGACCTGCAAATGCAGATCGGGTTGGTCATCGACAAAATCGCGCTCGACCTCGGGCCGACGATCACCGGCTACATGAACGAACTCAGCCTGTGGATCGCCAAACACAAAGACGAGATCATTCAGGCGGTCAAGAATATCTCGGATGCGTTCGTTGCTCTCGCAAAGGCTATCCCTCCAGCGGTTGGGGCTCTCCAGCCTCTTCTTCAGGGATTCAACGACCTGACGCAGTCGCTTATCGGCGAGAACGGGTTTCAGGCAGCTCTTGAGATTGTCCTGCTCTACATGACCGGGAAGTGGCTTCTCGGGATGCTCGGCGTCCTCGGGAAGGTCAATATCCAGTTGGCCGCGGCAATGGCGCTTGTGGCCGGGGCCGAATGGCTGACGAAGGACATTCCCCGCGATATCAAGCAGGACCCTGCGACGGGTCTTTACTACAACGGGTATTCAAGCCAGCCGCAAAACGGCGGCGGCGGCGAAAGCTGGTGGTCGCGCCGGCCTCAATGGATGGGTGGTAGCGGCGGTTGGTTCGGCAGCAAGAGCGGTGGGAAGTCTGGCAAGCCGATCAGCGCGACGGACCTATCCATCTCGCCGGAAGGCCGCGCGCTTCTCGATACGATTGGGGCGACCGAATCCCCCGGCTATGACGTGATGTATGGCGGTGGCAAGTTCACCGACTTTTCCGACCATCCACGTCAGCCCAAGGTCATCACCTCCGGCCCCAACGCCGGAAGGACGAGCACCGCAGCGGGCCGCTATCAGTTTCTCGCATCGACGTGGGACCAGATCAAGAACGAGACCGGATTGCCGGATTTCAGCCCAGAAAGCCAAGACAAGGCCGCATGGTACCTGGCGCAGAAACAGTACAAGAAGATGACGGGCCGCGATCTTGAGACCGATCTGAAGAGCGGCGACAAGGATGTAATCGCCAATGCCGGCCGTGTCCTAAGCGGAACGTGGACATCTCTGCCCGGCGGAATAGAGCAGGGGCAGGGCGAAGGAACCATGATCGGCAACTTCAATGCGGCGCTCGAACGGGAGCGCGCGCGTGAAGCCGCCAATAAGCCGGCACCAGCCCCGGAGCCACCTAAGACAAAATGGCCGGACAACTACAAGCCATCCACCGACGACTATTGGTCCCCGCATACGTCGGCGCCCTTGCTGCCTGATAGCGTTGTCAACAACAGTGCATCGAGCAAGTCCGCAACGCTGCACCAGAAGACGGAAATCAACGTCTACGGCAGTTCGGACCCGACCATCACCGGGTTGCAGGTCGAGAAGGCTCAGGGTCGGATCAACAACAACATCCTGAGCAACGTGCAGGGCGCCGTTCAATGACTATCCTCGACGACGCCGTTGCCATCATGATCAAGCCGCGCCGGATCATCGGCACGGTCATCCCGGACGTTGTGGTGGAGGAGGTGGCTCGCGACAACCTGTTCGTCACGCAGCACCCGGTCGAGCAGGGCGCCTCCATCTCCGACCATGCCTTTTCCATGCCGGTGGAACTGGAGATGCAATGCGGCTGGTCGAATAGCACGGCCGGCTATGTGGGCTATATCGATCTGGTCTACCAGGAGATGCTTAGTCTCCAGGCGATGCGCGAGCCGTTTACGGTCTACACGCCATATCGCGCCTATCCGAACATGCTCATCTCCGCTCTGGAGCGCACGACGGATGAGCGGTCGCCGGGTGCCCTCTTGCTCCGCGTCGGCATGCGAGAAGTGATTATCGTCTCGACCGAGGTTGCGTCGATCGGCAACGCGAAAAGCTCTCAGGCGATCCCGCAGAAGACCACGACATCAGTTTCGGCCGGGACGAAGCAGGTCAAGCCATCGAATGGCTATGCCGGCAACGGTGCCTAGACAAGATCATCGATCGCTACACCGAGCGCATGAGCAATCGCTTTCATGGCGCCAATGCTGCCTTCTTTCTTTCCTGTCTCAATCTCCGACAGATAGGGGGGGCCTATTCCGGCAGATGACGCTAGGTCGCGAGCCGACATATTGCGGTATTGGCGCCAAACGCGGACAGGGCTTTCCCCGGCTAGCAAGCGGTCAACGACAGCAGCAGGGATAAGCTCTTCCTCACCAGCCGCCATACGGGCACGGAAGCGATGAACGGCGGCAACGTCGGCCGCGCTTTCGCCGGCTTCAACCATTGCGAGGTATTCGGCCTCTGGGATGACGGCAAGGCGCTCGCCAGCCGGCGTGGTGATGACCTGATAGGACATGGGCGGCCCTCCTTGGCCTAGTCGTATGCTTCCCCTCGCGGGGCAATTCGGATGATGGCGATCACGGAGCCATCCTCACTGAAGATCACGCGCCAGTCGCCAACGCGAAGGCGCTGGATGCCGGCCTCACCTTTCAACTCAGTCACGTTGTTGGCGAGCGCGGCGGGGTTGGCGGCATAGAGATCGATTTTCGCGCGGATCGTCTTGGCGACGTTCGCCGGGATTTTCCGGAGAGTCCGCAGGGCGTCTTTGCTGAATGCGATCTGTTTCATGGGCTAACTATAGCTATTAGCGAACTTATACGCAAGAGAAATGTTCTCTGAAAGCGAATTAATGTGACCACAACCTATGAAATCCCGCTTTCGGCAACGCCGCAGACGTTCTCCATCACGCTCGGGACAACGCAATATCGGCTGGGGCTGGCCTATCTCGACACGATCGAGGGCAGTTGGATCCTGAATATCTCGGACACGGACGGCAACAGCATTCTTGCTGGCGTTCCTCTCGTGACCGGCCACGACCTGCTCGAACAGTATGCCTATCTCGGTTTCGCCGGAGCGCTCTACGTCGCGACGGATGCCGATCTGGACGCGGTCCCGACCTTCGAGAACTTGGGCACGTCCAGCCATCTCTATTTTCAGGTCGACTGATGGCTCAGCAGTGGATTCGCGCCGTCAAGCTGACGGTCGGAGATGATAGCGAGGAGATGGACCTGTCCGCGTTGCGGATCAGGTTCCAAGTCAGGCAAGGCGATCTTCAGACCCCCAATTGGGCAGAGATCACGGTGACCAATCCGTCACCGAATACGATCGCGAAGGCGAAGAAGGAATACACGAAGGTCGCGCTCCAGGCCGGCTATGCCGAGAATTTCGGCACGATCTTCGAGGGCGAAGTCCGGCAGATCCGCAGCGGGCGCGAGAACCCGACCGATACCTACCTGACCATCCTCGCGACCGATGGCGGCAAGGCTCACAACTACGCCGTGGTCAACAAGACACTGGCGGCCGGCAATACCTTCCGGCAGCAGGTCGACGCCTGTCTGGAACCGATGAAGGCCATGGGCGTGAAGGTCGGCTATATCGCGGACCTCGGCTCGGCAAAAATGCCCCGCGGGACGGTGCTTTTCGGGATGGCGCGGGACTGCCTCCGCAACATTGCGCAGTCGACGAATACGAGCTGGTCAATCCAGAACGGTACGTTCCAGATGATCAAGAACGGGTCCTATGCGCCCGGTGACGCGATCGTGGTTAACAGCCGAACCGGGATGATCGGCCTGCCGACGCAAACTATCGACGGGATCGAGGTGATGATGCTCTTGAACCCGATGGTTCAGCCGGGGCGGCGCATCAAGATCGACCAGGCCAGCATTCAACAGGCCGCTTTGAGCCCGGCTTATACGGCCGAAGTCGCGAATTCGATGATTCCGAGCACGGCGGACGACGGCGTCTATCGGGTTCTGGTCGTGGACCATGCCGGCGATACCCGAGGCAACCCCTATTACACGACCGTGATCTGCATCCGGGCCGATGGGCAAGGCGTTGCCCCGATCGGCTTGGCCTCGCGCGGCATCGTGCTTGACCCGAGTGACCATTAATGGATCTTCGCCAGCGGTTCGCCGACCCGACAGAGCAGCAAGACGCAGCCGGCCGGGGGCTCCAGGCCGGCATGTGGACCGCCGTCCCCTGTACCATCGTCAGCGTCGATTACGGCAAGCAGACATGCTCCGTGCAGCCCACGCAGAAGGTCGCGGTGCGTAAACCGGACGGGTCGCAGGAATGGCAATCTCTGCCGGTCCTCCCCGATGCCCCGCTGCACTTCCCAGGCGGCGGCGGCGTATCGCTGACGTTCCCGGTGAAAGCCGGTGATGAAGCGCTGGCGATCATCGCCTCGCGTCCCACAGATAGCTGGCAACAGTCCGGTGGGGAGCAACAGCAGAACGCGCGCCGGATGCACGACCTATCCGATGCATTCGTGATGGTCGGGTTCCGCAGCAATCCAAAAGCGCTTTCGGGCATGTCGTCGGACGCGGTGCAGCTTCGCTCCGATGACGGATTGGCGTCGATAGCGCTGAAGCCAAACGGGCAAATGGACATCAACACGCCCGGCGCGATCAACATCGCGGCGGCTTCGGACGTCAACTACACCGGCACGATCAACGTCACGGGCGACATCGTCCTGAACGGGATCAGCCTCAAGACCCACAAGCATACCGGCGTCACGACGGGCGGCGACAACACAGGCGGGCCGGTCTCTTGAGATATCGCAAGGTTGACGAGAACGGAGACATGCTCTTCGGCAATGGGCAGCGCGACTATTGGCGCGACGTTCCGGAGGCCCCGGCTCATGCCGTCATGTCGCGACTCTATCTGTTCGAGGGCGAATTCTTTCTCGACATCACCGATGGCACTGCGTGGAAGACGCAGGTGCTCGGGAAGTATACCGGCGACACGCGCGACCCGGTTATTCGCGCACGCATTCTTGGCACCCAGGGCGTCGTGTCAATCGATGCCTATGACAGCAACCTGAACCGCGAAACGCGGGAATTCAAGGTCGCGTCCACCATCACGACCGTCTATGGGCAAACCGTCGTCACGGGGACTTTCTGATGGCCGCTCCGGTTTGCACGATCGATGAAACCGGCATCCACGTGCCGTCATACGACAGCGTTCTGGCCTATTTCCAGACCGAATTCCGCACCATCTACGGCAGCGACGTCGACCTCGGCAACGATACGCAGGACGGCCAGTGGGTGGCGATCCTCGCGCTCGGTCATTACGACGCCTGCACGATGGCCGCGGCGGTCTACAATTCGTTCTCGCCATCCACGGGGCAGGGCGCCGGCCTATCGAGCAATGTCAAGTTGAACGGCATTTCTCGCGCCATCCCGACCAATTCCATGGTCGACCTGACCATTGTGGGGCAGGCCGGGACGATCATCACGTCCGGCATCGCCTCTGATGGGACGAACCGCTGGTTCCTGCCGGCCTCCGTAACGGTCCCCCCAGGCGGCGAAATCGTTGTGACCGCGACGGCTGAGGACGCAGGGGCGATCACGGCAGCGTCTGGCACCATCACGACGATCGCGACGCCGACGCGCGGATGGCAGACCGTCACCAATGTTCTAGCGGCCGATCCGGGCGCTCCTGTCGAGAAAGACGCAGATTTGCGGCGCCGGCAGCGTGTATCGACCGCATTGCCGTCCTTGACCGTCTTGGAGGGCATCACGGGCGCCGTGGCGACGATCGAGGGCGTCACGCGCTATGCACCCTATGAGAACGACACGGATGTCACCGACGGCGATGGTGTGCCGGCGCACTCCATTTCGATGGTGGTTGAAGGCGGTGACGCTCAACTGATCGCCAATGCCATTGCGGCCAAGAAGACGCCCGGCGCCTATACCTATGGGACGACGGCGCAAACTGTCGTCGACCGGTATGGTCTGGCGCACACGATCCGGTTCTTCCGGCCGACGGCGAAGCGCGTCAAGGTTCGCATCGCTCTCACATCCATGATCGGCTACACGTCCGGGATCGGCGACGAAATCGCGGCAGCCGTGGCGGACTACATCACGGCGCTCGCCATTGGCGGGGATGTCTACCTGCACCGCCTCTATCTGCCGGCCAACCTCAATGGCGCGGCCGACGGCACGAAATACAACATCACCGCCCTGACGATCGCCTTTGATGGCGACGTGCTCGGCACCGCCGATCTGGTCCTGGCCTTCAACGAAGCCGCGATCTGTGACCCGGCCGATGTGACGCTCGTGGTGACGTAATGGCGACGTCTGAAGACTATGTCGGACTGATCACGTCCTACCATCGCGGGAAGCCGAAGTTCACCGCGACGATCGAAGTCAGCGCGGATGCCTCCGTCGCTCAACAGGACATGATCCGGAGCATCGTTGAGGCGTTTGACCTCGATGTCTCGATCGGGGCCCAACTCGACGTTGACGGCGAATGGATTGGGCGCAACCGATACATCAGCACGCCGCTCGATAACGTCTGGTTCTCGTGGGACACAGCCGGCCTCGGCTGGGAGCAGGGCGTCTGGAAGGGTCCGTACGACTCCACGACGGGCCTGACGCGGCTCGATGACGAGACCTACCGGCTTCTTCTCCGTGCCAAGATCGCCGCGAATTCTTGGGACGGCACGGTCGACGGCGCTCAGAACGCGCTCGATTACATCTTTGCCGATACCGGCACGATCGTCTTCGTCGAAGACCCGCAGGACATGACGATGACGGTTGGCATTGCCGGCGTCATCCCGTCCGCGCTGTTTCTGTCGATCCTGATCGGCGGGTACATCCCGCTCAAGCCGGCCGGCGTCAAGGTCAACTATTACCTGACCTCTGTCATGGGAGACCCGATTTTCGGGTTCGATGTCCCGTCTGAGGACGGTGTCCCGATCGCCGGATGGGATGAGGCCGCTTGGGCCGTCTCCCCGGAATACGCGCTGACGCACGACCTAGTGCCGTAGCCCTTCACCGGAGCATCATATGCCAACGAATGATTTCTTGCCGTGGGCCAGCGGCACGAGCCCCAATGTCATGGACCAGGCGACCTATGCCGGGTCGAGCGCGCGCACCGGCGGCGTTGTTGCGGGTACGGCGTCGTCCCTGCTCTACAACAAGGCACAGCGCCAGGCGGCCAATATGGCGGCGGCGATTGCGGCCTTCATTGTTCAGGAAGGTTACGACGCGCTCGACAATGCGGACGTTACCGCACTGAAGAACAACTTCATCAGCGCTCTTGGAGTGCTGATTGCAAGTGGTGCGACGCCGTTCGCCACGCTCGCCGAGGTCACGGCTGGAACCATCACTGGCAAGGCCGTCGATCCGGCCAAGTTGGCGGCTGCGGTTCAGGCTGGAACGTGGCGCTCCGCAATCGCTGGCGGCACCGCTAACGCTCTGACCCTGACGCTCGCTCCGGCCCCAACAGCCTATACGAGCGGGATGATCATCCCGGTCATTATCGGCACCACGAACACTGGAGCCGCGACGATCAACGTCAACGGCCTTGGCGCCAAATCGATCGTGAAACCGTCCGGTATCGCATTGACTGCGGGAGACCTGACGGCAGGGGCTCCAGCCCTGCTGATCTACAATGGCACATCATTCTCGCTTGCTGGCCTCACGAACAGGTCGCCGGGCGGGTCCTTGTTCACCGCAACGCCCGGCTCTGGCTCATTCACGGTGCCCGCCGGTGTCTACAAGATTTTCGTACGCGTCTGGGGCGCCGGGGGTGGCGGCGGCGGCGCATTTGCAACGTCCCCGACCAATATGGGCGCCTGCGGTGGAAGTGGCGGCGGATACTCTGAGGGCTGGTTGAGCACGACACCAGGCGCGTCGATCTCCTACACGGTTGGCGCGGCCGGGGCCGCCGGGTCCTACAACGGATCGACGGGCCTTCCCGGTGGCAACGGTGGCACGTCGTCGTTTGGTACGATTTCCGCCACGGGTGGGCAGGGCGGTCTTGGCGCGTCGAACAACTTCCCGACGCCGACTGCATCTCCTGGGGTGGGGTCTGGCGGCGATCTCAATCTCACGGGCGTTGGTGGCTGGACTGGTTTCAACTGCGGCACTGGCAACGTCGGCGGGGCCGGCGGCCCGGCGGCGGGCGGTGGCGGCGGGATCACGCTCGGTACGATCGGTACTGCCGGATATCCGGGGCAAGCCCCTGGTGGCGGCGGTAGCGGCGCGGCGGCGAGCGGAAACATTGGCGGTGCTGGCACTGCCGGCCAAATCATCGTGAGCTGGTAGGAGCCGCATCATGCAGTTTGCACGTATCCAGTCTGGCGCCGTTGTCGAGATTATCCCTGACATCGGCGTGCCGATCGTGGAACGGTTCAGCGCGGCGATCGTCGAAACTCTGATTGAATGCGGGGACGACGTCGCCGAGGGCTGGTCATATGACGGCGGCTCCTTCGCCGCGCCGACGGCTCCAGTGCCGAGCACGAGTGAACTCAAGGCCTATGCAGCGGCAAAACGCTGGCAGGTCGAGACCGGCGGGGTCATGGTCGATGGCGTCGACATCCGCACGGACGAGAAATCGCAGAACCGGGTCTCCGGAGCGGCGCTCCTCGCCATCAGCGACCCGGACCTCGCCACGATCGATTGGGAGGCACAGCCTGGCGTCTGGATTGAAGTCCCGGCCGCGACCATGAAGGCGATCGGCATCGCAGTCGGCCGGCACGTGCAGGCGTGTTTCTCGGCTCTCAAGGTGGTGCAGGCGGATATCGATGCCGGCACCATCACGACGATCGCTGAAATCGACGCCGCGGCTTGGCCGTCCTGATGATCATCATCCTTTGTGTTCTGGCGGCGCTCGCCATCCTCTGCGTGGTCATCCCCTCATGGCGATGGGCTATCTTCGGCAACGATGATGACGGCCTCTACGGCGATCCCGGCTGGGAGGTGGCGAATGCCCATAAATGGTGGGCTCGGCGCCGCTGGACCCTTGCCGTCGCGTGGTGGATCCGGAACCCGTTCCACAATCTCGTGTGGCACGTCCTCAACGTCGACCATGTCAAATCGATCTGGGTCAGTGACGAGCCCGGCGCCGTGGTGACGCGGCAATGGCCTCGCAAGACGCCGGGCCACATGTTCGCGCTTTATGACCTCCGGCCCTATGCCGCGTTCCGAGGCCCGAAGTGGGAAGGCTATTTCGGCTGGCGCGGGAGCGATGCGCTCCAGGCCCGGCCCGGCATCGCATTGCGGAGGACCAAGGCATGATCCGCATCACTCTCTTCCTCGCCGTCTTTGCCCTCGCGGCTTGCGCCACGCCACCGCAAGAGGGCCGCAATGCGCCCTATTGGGGCGAACTGGCTCAGGGCGTCGGGCAGGCCTACGGCAAGTAGGCCACTAGCCGCCCATCATTCCGGACGACCCTGCCGATGCGCGGGGCCATGACGCATTGCAGGAGCACGATCCATGCCCCAAATCGATCCGACAAAAGAGTACCAGTCGGGCCTCATTGGTCCGGCACGCCGGTTCTATCTTGTTGTGCCCTCCGATAGCGCCGATCTGCCGATCCGCCCACGAGCGCTCTATTGTTCGGTTGCCGCAATGGCGACGATGCGCGACGAGACCGGCACGGAAGTGCCATGTACGATCCCGGCCGGAGCAATCGTGGATATCCAGCCAGTTCGCATTTTGGCGGCCGGCTATTCCGGCACTCTGATCGCGCTGTACTGAACCATGCCCGGCATCGGACTTGGCCTCGGTCTTTGGCTATCATCGACGGTCCTCTCCACACCCGTCATTACGCCCGTGGCCCCGTTCGCGGCGACCGTGGCGCCGATGGCGTGCTGGTCGCTGCGCCGCGTCAACCCAAGCTATGCGGGCAATTGCCTGATGGCGAGCGGCGACGTCGCCACGACCAATGTGGCTTATGGCTTCGCCGCCGCCGGCAAGGACGCGCTGATCAACGGCGCCGCGCTCGACGCGCTCTATACGGCGAACCCGACGAACACCGAGCTTCGGTGCCGGACGCTCTATGACCAGGCGACGGTCGGGCCCTACAATCTCGTCTCGACCGCATCCACGACCGGCCAGCGGGTCAAGCGCGTTTCAGAGGGCGTCGGCGGATCGCCCGGCCTGCGCGCGCTCGCCCAGACGCAGGGCCTGACGACCAATTCCGCGGCCTCGACGGGCCCGTTCAATATCGGCGGCGCCACGGACAATCTCACCGTGATCCTGTCGCTGGCGATCTGCGGCTGGGGCGCAGCAGCACCCTTCGGGACATCGACGCCGGGCAGCGCGTCCAATGCGGCCGGAACGGCGCTGGGGTTTGGCGCGTCGACCTCCGAATTCCTGAGCCTTGCGGAGACCGACGACATCAACAGCGGCGAAGCCGTCTATGGCAGCGTCTGCATCCTCCGCGATGAGATCAACGCGATGTTCGAACGGTCCACGTCGTGGAACCGTCTGCGAACGATCGCCCTGAAGTTCGAAGGCCAGAAGGTCACGGGCTACATGGGGCAGACGAAGTGCTTCTCCTACACCATGTCGTTCAGCGCTCTTACCGGCGTCCGGCTCTGGCTCGGCTGCGCCTCCGGGCCGGTGGCCTCGGCCAATGCGGAGATCAAGGAGGCGATCGTCTATAACGCTGCCCTGTCGGACAATGAAATCCTCAGCATCATGAAGGAGGTCGGGACCTTCTGGGGCGCGCTGGGCGGGCCGATTGAAACGCTCGACACGAACCTCCTGCTCTGGGGGCAGTCGGAAATCGGCTGGCTGGAACAGGATGGCTGGTCGCTGCTGCGCGCGGAGTTGGCCAGCCTTCTGGGCGGATCTCCGGCCGTTCACCGCATACCGACGCAGGCCAACAATTTCACCGCCTTTGGCGGCTCGGCCTCCCAGCAAGGTTCGGTCGACACCGGCAGCGCGTCGAACTACTGGCGCGTCTATCCGCTCGTCGCCGGCGCGCCAGGTCGCGGACCGAATGGAACGACCGCCTATAACGCCGTCTCGGCCTATGCGACGAAGAATCGTCGCACGATCGCGATCTGCGACTGGGGACAGCAGGACGCTGCGGCCTTGGGCGGCGTCGCTACAGCGGCCACGAACACAGTCGGCAACCCGCTTTATGGCACGGCCACCAAGGCCGGGTTCAAGCAGGCGGTCAAAGACGAACTCGACGATCTCGAGGCCGCGCTTGGCCATCCGGTGGCGGCCGTCATTTACAACCTGCTGCATCTTCAGACGCCCGCCGGCAGCTATGCGGCTGGCTGGGAAACCGTGCGCCAAGCCCAGATCGAATTGGCGGCTGAAAGCAATGGCAAGATCTTGCTGCTGTGGGGGGCGAACGACGCGACACTGCGCGATTACATCCACTACGACACGACCTTCATCCAGACGAAATGGATCAAGCGCATCGCGCGCAAGGCCGCGAATGTGGCCAAGCCGTCACTCGGGCTCGTCGACCGCGGGCCGCGTTTCGTTTCAGCCAGTTTCACTGACGGCACGAAGACGGGGATCCGGGTCGCCATCGCGCATGTCGGCGGCACCGACATCAGCCCGTCGACGGGGATTTCCGGTTTTCGGGTTGTCGACACCGGCGGCGTCAAGACGATCGCTTCCGCTATCCGCGAGACCGCGACGACGATGCTGGTGTCCCTGTCGGCATCCTGCGTCGGCGCGACGACCATCCAGCTGCCATATGGCACGGATTACGACCTCGCGAACTACCCGGTCGACAATGCGAGCGGGGTGAACTGGCCGGTTGAGGGCTTCGGGCCGGTCACCGTCACATAGGCCTCGGGTGCAGCCGGAACCCGACATTCCGGCTCCCGCACCGGCAGACGAGTGCTCGGCGAAAGGGCGTGTCGGGCCCGATCGCCTCGGTATCGCGTCCAAGCTTTACCGCCACCGCGCGAAGATCCAGCCAGCCGTGGTGCTGGCACGCATTGCAATAGGCCGAGACCGCCACCTCATCGTCGATCAGGTCGCCAATCGTGCTGAGCGTATAGACGCGGCCTCGCTGCATGGGGCCGTTCTGACATGAGCCGGCGCCGGATGTCCACGGCGCAATAGCTAACCCCACATCATCGGAGACGAGACATGACTGCATATTCAGCGGCGGACCTTCGCGCACTCGCGCCGAAGGGCCTGCCGGCCATTCTGAACAGCCTCGCGCCGACACTCGGCCCGGTGCTCGCGAAATACGGCATCGATACGCCGCTGCGCTTTGCTCATTTCATCGCGCAGGCGGCGCATGAGACCGACGGCTTCAAGACGCTGATCGAATATGGCAGCGAGGCCTATTTCAACAAGCGCTATGGGCCGCAGACCAGCGTCGGCAAGCGGCTCGGCAATATCGAGCCGGGCGATGGCGCGCGCTTTCGCGGGCGCGGCATCTTCCAATGCACCGGCCGGGCGAATTATCGCTTCTACGGGCAGAAGATCGGCATCGACCTGGTGGGCGCACCCGACATGGCCGCGCAGCCGGCGAACTCGCTGGCGATCGCCTGCGAATACTGGAAGGCGAAGGGGCTGAACGCGCTTGCCGACCGCGACGATATCGAAGGGATTACCCGCAAGATCAATGGCGGGCTGAACGGCCTCGCTGATCGCAAGGCCTATCTGGCCAAGGCCAAGAAGATCTGGCCGGCCACGGCCGCGCCGAGGCCGGTGACGTCGGCGCGGGCCGATCCTCTTGCCGATATCGGGGTGCCCGCGCCGGCGCCGCTTCCCGATGCGCCGATCGCGCTCGAGGCGCCGCCGCCGCTCGCCGAATCCAAGACCGTGCTCGGCGCGATCACGGCGGTCTCGGGCTCGGGCGCGCTCGGGGTGCTCTCCTATGTGCAGAACCCGTATGCGCTGGCGGCCTTCGCGCTCGTGGTGGCGGCGGCCGGCTTCATCATCTGGCAGCGGGCAAGGCAGCGGAAGGCGTTCGGAACATGAGCGCGATTGCCGCGTGGTTCGCCACATCGCGCCTCGGGCGCTGGCTCGCGGCGGCCGGCGCGATCGCGCTCGCCATCGGCATTGCCGTTTTGAAGCTGCTCGCCATGGGCCGCGCACAGGAGCGCGCGACCCAACAGAAGGCCAAACTCCAAGCCATTTCGCAAAGGAAGAAGTCCGATGAGGATGTGGATCGCATGCGGGCTGCTGACGTTGATCAGTCTCTCCGCAAGTGGATGCGTGACGGCCGGTGATTTCTGCGACGTTTCGAGGCCTATCCGACCATCTGTGACCGATACGCTCTCGACCGAGACCGCGCGACAGATCCTCGCGCATGACGCCTATGGCGAGAAAGCTTGCGGCTGGAAATGAGAGACCAGATGGAGCCGGCCGAAACCTATGCCGACCTTCCCGAGGAAACCCGCCGCATGCTGGAAGATCTCCGGCCGGACGAGGTCGAGTTCCTGCAAAAGCTGATCCGCATGATCATGTCGTTCGGCTCTGTCGGCAAGTTCCTCGCGCTCGTCGGCGGCGCCATCATCGGCCTGGTCATCGGGCTGCCGATGCTGATCGACGCGCTGATGCGGATCTGGTCATGGATCCCGCACAAGGGGCCATGAAGTGAAGATTGGTCAGCCCGATCGATAGGTGCCTAGCGAAATGATGCCGCCTGCCTGTCGGCCGAATTGATTGACACGGTCCTCCGCTACCAAATTCTTCAACGATATCAGCGAATTGACGAGCACGCGGTTCCCCGTGGGGCTCCGTTTTTGGTCTTTTGGCATATTGCGACACGGTTCCGAGGGGCGCTGGAGTCCCGGCGGATCGCGGTCAGGCGATCGGTGCCGTGCAATCGCAGCTGGGATCGCCGGCCCCAGGTCCGGTGCAAACGCAAGCACCGCCGCCTCCGGAATAGGGATGCCAAACGCAGGAGCACAGGGCGGCCGCGCCCTCGGGGGCCAACACGACCTCATCCCCCATCAACGCGAAGCGCAGCTTCACTGTAATGGGAACGGAGACATCAATGTGCCCGTGCTCTCTGTCGTATTCTCCGGCCAATATCGCAAGCTTCGCGCGCGCCAATCCCGCCTCAACGACTTGCTCCTCGATGGATTGGCCCCAGTCGAGACCCCACTCCTTCACACGTCGTATCGTTTCGTAAATGCTCTCCAT